CGTGCGTGGGCGTACCTTATATACGTGCGCGCGAGCGTGTGTACCTTATATACGTGCGCGCGTGGGCGTACCTTATATACGTGCGCGCGAGCGTGTGTACCTTACTCATATAGGCAAATGTTAAAAAACTGTTAAATACGGGTTTTATCTTTGTAGTCTCGTACGTAATGCGTACTGTTGTGCAAAACGAATTTTTGATATGAAACAAGAACCAAATAAACCACAAGAAATTGATTACGTTTATCGTTCGGGACAACGAACTAAACAGAAACAAGATATTAAACCTAGTAAGCTTAAAATTGGAGCTTTAGGACTTAATGCTATTGTTAAACCAAATAAATAACTAACATGATTAAAATTGAAAGTGACAAAATGTCGTATGACATTCTAGTACCGACCGAATTTGAAGAGATTAAACAGGAAGATTTGGAGAAACTTCTTGAAGGTATTGTAGTTCCTCAATATTACGCTGTTGTTGCTCTTATTTATAAAGAGCGTTTATATGGAGTAGTTAGCAACGTAAAGAACAATAAAACAAGTATGGTTAAATGTATACCTGTTCTTGCAAAACTTCATGAAGGAGATACTAACGCTAACGGTTGCGAAATTATGGATAGACTTATTATTCCTGCTGCGAATCTTGAACGTTCTGTTCTTATCAATATTCCGCAAAATGTTCTAGACCCTACTACTGTTGGTCGTTATTGTAATTCTGATGAAGAACTTTCTAAAGCTATTATTACAGGAGCTTATTTTAACGATGGTACTTGTTCAGACTTCAAAGCTAAAGAACTTGCTCCGGATTGTTACTTTGTAGACTTTCGTATGATTCCTGTTAATGATATTGCAGGAGGTTATAAAAAAGATATTGTACCTGAATGTTCGTTTAAAGTTCCTAAAGCACCTATAGTTGCTAATGGAGAACAATCTGGACTTGCGAATTAAAATTATCTGCTATTAGTTTTAAAGATGGAGCAATAGAAGTTATGATACTGCTTTTATCCACATCCTCTACGGGGGAACGAAATCAATCGACATATCTTAAACGTCATAAACTTTCTATCGCTTCTTAATTTACAAGTAATGATATGGAATTTAAAGTACCAAAACCTAAAAGACAACCTTTGAGTTCTGAACTAGACGATGATTATGTTTTAATATATAAAAATGCTGATAATATTCTTGATGATATTGATTTTGTTGTTGATGATGATAGAATATTATGTAAAACTATTATTGATTCTTTAGAAAAAGAAGCTGCCGCTCAACTACTTGCTGGTAAATGTGTTCAATTGCCTTATATTGGTAATATTCGTAGAAGTCCTATTAAGATGGCTCTTATAAAACATTATAAGGAATTTAAAGAGAAACGTTCTCAATTATCTCGCGAAGATTATGTGGCGTATTGTAAGAAGGTAATGAGGCAAGAGAAGATAGACTTGCAGAATGCTGAAATACATAAACGAAAGATGAATGCTTTTAGAAAGAAGAATTTGAAGATATGGATGGAGAAGAAGAAAGCATTCGGAGATGCTTATGCTAATGTTTATCTTTATGTATTAAGATATTGGACGGCAATTGATTTTGATTGGGATGTAGAACTTGCTTATCAAGAAAATGTAGGAAATGGCTAACAAAATTAGAGTAGATAAACTATTAACTGTTGATGATACCGGAATGCCTAAAGCTCCGGATATTAGACAGATTTTAGATAAGGACGTTCAATTACTTTGGCTTAGAGATAAAACTAAAGATAAATCTCAATATATTAAAGAAGTTGGAGTTATATATTATCTTGCAGACCCAAAAGGACCTTGTAAACAAGAAGGACTTAGCGATAATGAAGCTATTAAAAAAGCCATTGAAAACTTTGATTTACCTGTTAATTATAAACCAGATTTGTTAGTATGGAAACTTGCTAAACGTTATTATGAAGCAGAAATAACTGTTGCTGGAGCTGCCGTTGAAACACTTCTTAGAAGTATTCATAATGTTATATTAGCTGCTAATAAAATGAATGAAATGCTTACTGATAAACTTAATGGAGAATTAAGTATTGAAGATAGTAATACTGTAATAGGTATTATGGATAATCTTAATAAGAAAACTGCTGAATTACCTAATATTATGAAAGCTCTTAATACTGCAAAAGAAAATCTACTTTACAAAGAAGAACAACAAACTGCTCGTGGAGGTGTTACGATATTAAGTTCTATGACTGAAGAATAAATATAAGAATTATGTTAGAACTACGAGATAAACGATATAATGATGTTCGACTAGTTTTTGATGAGCCTCAACATAAATATACTGATACGCTCGGTAATAGCTATATTAGTACTACTACTATCTTACACCAATATCAACCTAAGTTTAATAAGATTTATTGGTTGAAGAAGAAAGCCAAAGAGTTGGGAATATCTGAGAAGAAATTAGAACAACAATGGGATACTATTCGCGATGAAGCTTGCGAACGTGGTTCTAATACTCATAATGGTTTGGAAGATGGTATAAAAGGAGGAAGTCAATTTAAGAAAGCTATTCAATATCTAGATGAACGTTCAGATGGACAAATGATTACAGTTGCTGATATTCCTACAATACTTGGTAATTATAAGATATTAGATGTTGAAGAGTTTGAAGAATTAACCGAACATAAGTATCCCGAAATATATGATGTATTCAGACAATATACAAATGCTGGTTATCAGATTTATGCTGAGATTGGAATGTTTCTTTTAGATTGGTTAGTCAGTGGAACTATTGACGTTCTTCTTCTTAGAGAAGATAGAATGGTTATAGGAGATTGGAAAACTAATCGTGGAGGACTTAAATTTGAGTCTGGATATTTCAAAAAAGATAAAAGACAAAAACCTGCCCAACTTACAAGTGATTGGATAACTAAAGATGAAACTCTTCTTGCACCTGTTAATAACCTTCCAAATTGTAATGGTTCTATATACAATCTACAACTTAGTATGTATGCTTATGCTGTGGAAGTTATTCTAGGTATTCCTTGTGTTGGAATGTGGCTTTGTCATATTGATTCTGACTTTGAATTGAATGAGTATGGACAACCTAAACGTTTTCCTGATGGTCTTTATCATATTAAAGAGAATCCTAAAGAGAAAACAACATTCTATGTTATGCCTTATCGAAAACAAGAAATTGAACTAATACTTAATGATAGACGTATGCAGCTTGAAGCTGGTGCTGTTAATACACAATTTAAACTTGATTTATAATGAAGGATTTATTTTATAAAGTATTTGCAGGTATTAGTATTATATTTATATTTGGTGCTGTATTTAATGACTGTACTAATGATAAAACTACTTTACCTATAAAAGAAATTGTATATGTTCCTACTCCTGATTCTATGACTATTCAAGAAGTTGTTTATCTTAAAGAAGAACTTCGTAGATGTCAAGATAGTCTTAGGATTATTCGTACAGATAGTACAATGAGTTCTGAATTATTTGTTGCTAAGTATAAACTTGAACGTATTCGTTATTATAATGATATAGCAGGTAAAGGCAACAACATAAAATTTTTAAGAGGTTGGATTAATAGAGTTCTTAATGAATAAAATATTATGGATTTTAATGCTAATATTAAAGAAGACAAAGATATGAACGGTAAACGAAAACTATTTTTCAAAGATGATTATCATCGTCCTAGAAAAGTTATTCGTATTCATATTGAATCTGGCGAAAAGAAAGAATATGCTAGTGCATATTGGGCTGCTGAATCTATCGTAACTAGTAGTACTGATATACGAGTTGTATGCGATAAAAATGAAGGTCTTAAACGACCACAATTTCAAAGACGAGGCTATTATTTTATTTGGGGAGATTAAATTATGAAGAAATTCCTTATGAAGATAGAGTTGTTAATCAGTAACTCTATTGCTGTTTTAGGAGCTGATGGATTAGCTCATTTATTAGTATGTATGATGTTGATTATGGTATTAGCTCCTTTGATGGACTTATGGTTAGCTATACTAATTGTATTATGTTTTGGCATTGGAAAAGAACTATATGATAAGTTCACAAAGAAAACAGAGTTTTCCGCTAAAGATTTGATTTGTGACATTATTGGTATTATATTTGGTCTTTGTTTTATAGCTTTTTATGCTATTAAATAATAGGTTATGGCTGAATTTATTAAAGCTTATAAGAAATTAGAAGTAGCGGAAGGTGGATATGTTAATGATAAAGATGATGCTGGCATGGAAACTTATAAAGGAGTTTCTCGTAAAGCTAATCCTAATTGGATAGGTTGGATAATATTAGACGACTTAAAGAAACATCATCCTAAAACTTTTGCAGCTATTGCTAAGAAAACTCCACAGCTTGAAAAAGCTGTTCAAGACTTATATAAAAAGAACTATTGGAACTGCTTTAATCTTGACAATTTTAAAAGTCAAGAAGTTGCAGAACAGTTATTCGATATGAATGTTAATGCTGGACAACGTACTGCTATAAAATGTGCTCAAGGAATTGTTAATATTCCGCAAGACGGTAAATGGACAAAAGAACTTGAGAACATTCTTGCTGATATTAAGTAATATGCTAAAATACGGGTTTCTAATAATCAATAACTAATTCGATAAAGATATGAAGAAAATATTAATAATACAAGTAATCATAGCGTTGATTACTGTTTATGAAGTGAGATTAATTAATAAAATAAGTAGTAGTATTAGTGAACTTACTCGGTTAACAAATGTAGATAGTGTTATTAATAGAGTCCGAATTGATTCTATCGAATTAGTTATTACTCAAAAAGATAGTACAATTGTTAATATTAAAAATACTATTGAAGATGAAGTTAAAGAAGCTAATAGTCTTAATGACAGTGCTAGTTTGGAGTTGTTTGAACGGCTGGTGTCAAACTGAATCTCCACATCCCCTACGGGGGAACGACACGATAGTAAATATCAGAATCGACTTAATTCGCAAAGCTAATGTTAAGTTGATTGAACATAAACATTGTCCTGACATTATTAATGCTAAAGATACTATTATTAAATTTGAAAGACTTAAGTATAATACTTTAGATAGTTTATATAAAATAGAACTTAGTAAATGTTATAATAATGTCCAGATATTACAGAAACAGATTAATTCTACTAAACGTAGAAACAAGATATTAGGCGGTACTGCTATTGGTAGTATCGCCGTTCTTGTTTTAACTCTATTGATAAAATAAGATATGGCTAATAAAGAAGTTTATCCATTTCGTGAATTTTTAGAAGAAGATAAGAGTCGATATAAAACTGCTACTGAGGCAGGATATTATGACCCTTATAATAATTTTCTTATAGGAGATAGCGGTGGATTTCTTATGAATATTAGACGTGGACGTTTCGTTAATACTAATCTATTTACAGCGATGGCTGATACTTATCTACGAGAAGGTAAGTACACTAATTATAAACCAGATAGTATTCCACATAGACAACTTCGTAGAAGAGAATGTGATAGACGTAAAAATGGTTTTGATGCGCCATGCTGGCTTAATGAATACGGACATATAGAAGATATTCATATTACAGGAGATTATTATAATTATCTTAATTATACTCGCATGGAGCTTACTGATGATAGTACTTTAGTTGTTGGTAAGAATGTATCTACTGCTGAAAAGAAATATGCTTTTCCTAAATTTATTGATGCTCAATATTGGACACATAATGTACTTCAATTTGCTAAAGATAATGGCTTTCATATTATCATTGTTAAAACTCGTCGTGGTGGTTTTTCTTATATGATGGCAGCTAGAGCTAGCAATGCTGTTAATCTTAGAAAACATAAAGTATTTATTAATGTAGCTGCTGATAAGAAGTATCTTACTAAAAAAGGAGGACTTACAGACTTTGCTGTATCTAATCTAAAATTCTATGAAGAAAAGACTCCATTTAGAAGAGGAATATTTAGTCCTACTGTTGAAGACTTTCGTCTTGGATATAGATTACCTAATGGAGTTGAAGCAGAAGATAGTTGGCAAAGTTCTCTTATTAGTGTATCTGCAAATAACGACCCTGACTGTGCTATTGGTAAAGATGCTGTTGGAGTTAATGTAGAAGAGTTATCTACCATGCAGAATTTTGACGAATTTATGAAAGTTACTGAACCTGCGATGACTGTCGGAGATATTACTACCGGTATGTTAGTTGCTTGGGGAACTGCTACTGCTACTAATATGCAAATATTTGAACAGAACTTTTATAATCCTCTTGCTTATAATTTTATGCCTTTTGAAAATGTATGGGATAAAGACGCTCGTAATGAGATTTGTGGATTCTTTAAATCATTTGCTTGGGGCATAGAAGGTGTTATAGATGGAGTACCAGGAGTTGATAAATGGGGTAATAGTAATATAGAAATAGGTCTTAAAATTGCTGCTCGTGGACGAGCTAAGAAGAAAAAAGATGCTAAATCTTTTTCTGATTATCTTGGCTATGTTGGACAAAGAGCTTTATTCCCTGCTGAATCATTTAGTAGTGCAAGTGAAAACATATTTGTTGGAGAGAAACTTAATATGTGGGAAGAAAAACTTCGTGTAGATAATAGTTATAAATTTTATGTAGATGGACAATTATTTAGAACTGAAGCTGGCAATATAGTATTTAAAAGTAATGCTCGTATAAAAGCTGAAGACCCAAATGCTAAGGTTTATGATTGGATTCAAGGAGTTCCTCGTAAAGGTAATGAAGACCCACATGGTTGTGTAAGAGTTTGGTTTGCTCCCGAATATGATGAATATTATATTAATGATAAACGTATTCGTGAGATTAAACCTGGAACTTATGCTGTTAGTTATGACCCTGTCGGTATTGATAAAGATAAAAATGAAATTACTGATAAACATTCTCATAATAGCATTCATGTTTGGGAAATGCCTAATGACCGGAACGGTTATAAACTTAAAATGTGTGCTGCTTATTATGGTCGTCCTGAGAAACTAGAAGAAGCTGATTATATATTTCTTATGTTATGTATATGGTATAATGCTGTTGGAACTGGAATACCGGAAGTCAATAGAGGTGAAACTGTATCTAACTTTAAGAAATGGAAAATGCTTAGATATTTAGCGCATGAACCTCTTTATGTTTGGGACGCTACTATAAAAGAAAAGACAAGTAGTACTTATGGTTATGTTATAACAGAAGGTACTAGAAAACTTGATGCTCTACGATTGTTTAAAGAGTTTCTTTGGACAGAGATTGGTAAAGATGAAAATGGTGAACCTGTATATATGTTTCATCGTATATATGATTATCAAGCTATACTAGAGATTAAGAAATGGAATGCTATGGGAAACTTTGACCGAATATCCGAAATGTTATTAATTGGGATATATTGGAAAAGTATTGATATTAAAGGTAAGATTGAATTAGCTTTTCGTAAAAGAGTTGAAGATACGGAAGACCAACAAAGTATAATGGAACGTGAATGGTTTTAAATTAAATAAGAAGTTATGGATTATCCTTTTCCTAGAAATTACTTCCCTTCTCAAAGGGTTAGTTATGAAGAAAGACAACAGAGTTCTTGGTATGCTAACTGTTGCGATGGAGTTATAGCTCTAGCACAAAGTATTAGAGATTCTCAAGAAGATGGTGATGTAGACGAAATGCTTGATATACTTCATGGTAATATACCTGAAGAATATTATCGTAAAGCTCTCAATCCTTATAATGCTACTAAAGATAAATATAAACGTTTCCCTGCTACAATGAGGAACTATGATATGATGAATGGAGTTATTAGGAGATTCGTTGGAGAATATCTTAAAGCTCCTCATGATTTTATAGTAGGAGCTAATAATCCCGAAGTTGTTTTAGCTAAAAACGCAAAACTTAATCAAGAACTTATGGGTCTTGCAGAAGAAGCAATAGCGGGAGAAATAGAAAGAGCTTATCAACAATTTATTAATGAAGGTAACGAACCTGAACAATTTAATCCTTCTACTACTATTAATATAGAAGAATTTGTTAAGAAGTTTAATGAAGATTATATTGACGATATTACTATTCAAGGACAAAGACTTCTTAATGTGATTCGTGATTTAACTGATGATTTAGCTCTTTATATTAGAGCTTATTTTGAATTTGTATCATTTGGTAGAGCTTATACATATACTGAAATTGCTGGCAACAAACTTATAAAACGTGTAGTAAGTGTCAGAGATGCTTATCCTGTGCCTAATGATAATCTACTTGTAGAAGATTATGATATGTTTGCTGAACGCCGTAAACTTAGTTATCAACAAATAATGGATGAATTTGCTGATTATCTAGATAAAGACCAAATTGAATTTCTTAATACTTTCTATGCTAGAGATACAGTAGGTACTGTTGGAGAACGTGCTCTTCTTAATTTTGATAAATACTATTCTTATAATAAAGATGTTTGTGGTAAGTTTACAGCAGATGAACGTAAGAAATATCAAGATGACCGTCCTATGGCTAGAGATATGAATAATGGTCTTTATGATGTATGGCACGTTGTTTGGAGAGGAGAAGCAAAACGAGGTATTCTTAAAACTCAAGTTAATGGTTTTATCACTGAAACTATAGTTGATGAGAAATATGTATTAAATCCTGAGATTGGAGATATTAGTATTGAATGGGTATGGGAACCACAAGTTTATGAATCGGTTCGTATAGGTACTCGTAATACTGCTATTTATCCTTATAAATATAGATCTATTGCTTATAACCGTAATGGTAAACTTCCATATAATGGTTTAATGGAACTTATTCCAGGTTATGGCAGATTTAGTATTATAAGTACTTTATTACCTTATCAAGTATTTGGTAATATAGTTGCTTATCATAGAGAAATGGCAATAGCTAAGAATAAACTTAATGTACTTCTTATTGCTCGTTCTCTTCTTAGTAAATATCCAGAAGATACTATATATAAAATGGCTGCTGATGGAGTACTTTATATTGATGATACTGATGATGCTGGTATGTTAAAATCTCAACAGATTCGTATGTTGAACGCAGATACAAGAGATTATATCACTCAACTAACAAATCTTATTACAGCTAATGAACAGAAAGCAATGTATCAAGTAGATATGACTCCTCAACGTTATGGAGAGATTGCTACATCTGCCGGTAAAGGTACTACCGAAGAAGCTATTGCTCGTGGGTCTATGGGTAGTGTTATTGTTGAATTTATGTTTGATATTATGCGAGAGCATGATTATAATAGAGATATTGATTATTCTAAATTAGCTTGGATAGATGGACTTAATACTTCTTATAGAGATAATAATAATCAAATTCGTTATATGTCTCTTGATGTCAATACTCATATACTTACAGATTATGTTGTTAAATGTAAACTTTCTGGAAGAGAAAAAGAGAAACTTGAACAGTATAGAGAATTAGCTTTTAGCGCTGCTCAGAATGGAGATATGAGAATGGCTGCTGCCGCTATTGAAGGAGAAAACTCTGCGGAAATTAAAAAACAACTTGATGAACTTGCTGAATTAAATCAAGAACATGAAGAACAAATGAAACAACTTGATGCACAAAACGCTCAAATGTTACAACAATATGAACTTGATAAAATTGCAGCCAAAGGTGAACAAGATAGACAAACTCTTGAATTAGAGAAATATCTAGATAGTGAAATAGAAATGATTAAAGCTAATGCTAATATTATGAGTTTTGATAACGGTCTTAGCGATGCTACTAAAGCTGCTGCTGAACAACGTATGCAAGAAGCTTCTAATAATCTTGAACAACAAAAGATAGGTATGGAACGTGAAAGAATGTATCTTGAATCTCAAGCTAAAGATAAAGAAATTGCTGCTAAAATGTACGATAGTGATATTAAACTTAAAGTTGCAAAGGAAAATAAGAATAGATTCGATAAACCAAAGACTAAGAAATAATATAGTTGTTTAATTAGATTGTAATTCGGTTGTTATTATGCCTGTTATTGCCTGTGAAGGTGGTAGCAGGCTTTTTCATTTATATTTACATCTCTCCACATCCTCTACGGGGCACAGAATTGAGCTGTATGGGCTTTTCGATTAGATTCGATGAATTGTTCACGATAAGATTTTTTGTCTTATGGTGGGCAAGTATTATAGGTCTATATGCGTGTCGAGCACCAAATCAAATCAGAATCAGATCGATAGCAGCAATTAAATAGATATAAAAATTAAATAGGTATAGGACGAACTAGAGAATCAAGTATTAGTTGTGGAACAAATAGAAATTATATTTGCTATGTATTAACCAATAAACATAAAGATATATGCCTGACTTTGGATATGGAAGTACTAGTAGTCAAACTACTGCAAATAGTGGTGCTAGTGATACAGTAACAGATTTGGATACTGGCAAACATGATATTGCTGGTACAGGTGATGGTAATGTTACAGACATTGACGATAATAATAACAATGGAGGTAATGCTACTGTGGATAATAATGGTGGTAATGGAGACGGTAATAAAGATACTGGTTCTCAAGATGGAGATGTTGAACTTGTTGAGGGTTCAGTTATCGAAGTAGGAGATGATAGTTATACCGTTGACAAAGATGGTAACTTAATTGATAAAGATGGTAATATCTTTAAAGAAGCTAAGGATGTACAAGAATTTATTAAAGGTTTTGATGTCGATAATAATGACAATACAGAACTGAGTATTAATACTATTAAAGAACATCTTGGTATAGATATTGTTGGAGAAGATGGTAATCCTATTGAATTTGACAATACTCCAGAAGGTGTTGCTGCTTATATTGATTCGGTTATAGAACAAAGAGAAGATGAGCTTGCAGAAGCTGGTGTAAACAGACTTATTGAAACTTATCCTATTATACAAGATGTTCTTAACTATTATGTTGCTAATGGTAATTCTCTTAAAGGATTTGGAGAAGTAAAAGATAGAAGTAATATAACTATTGATGAGAAGAATATAGCACAACAAGAAGCTATTATTCGTGAAAGTTTCAGAGAGTTTGATAGACGTGGTAATGTAGATGAATATATTCAATATCTTAAAGATAAAGGAATTTTGTTCTCTACTGCACAAGAAGAACTTCAAGGTCTAATAGACGCAGATAATGCTTATAAAGAACAAATAGCACAAGAAGCTAAAGAAGCTGCTATTCGCCAACAACAAGAAGAAACTGCTTATTGGACAGGAGTTCAAGAAACAATTAAGAATCGTAAGATTGCTGGTTATGAGATTCCGGAAACTATTATTATTAATAAAGATGGAAAGAAAATAGCTGCTACTCCTAATGACTTTTTTAATTACGTTTATCAAGTAGATGAAAATGGCAATAGTCGTTATAATAATGATTTAGCTGCTATGACTCCCGAACAAAGACGAGACGATTCACTACTTCGTGCATATCTTCGATTCACAGGTGGTAGTTATGCTGACTTAGTTAATTTAGCAATTAAAGACCAAGAAGTTAAAAAGCTTCGACTTATAGCTAAAGATAATAGCAAACGTACAGCTCGCATAGTACCACCAACCTCTAGTAAGTCAAAGGGAGGTAATACAGACTTTGGCTATTAATCAATAACTAAATTTTGTTGCGTGTATGTATAAAATGCGTGTTATTAGTACTGGAAATTATGATGATAGAGGTTATTCTAATGAAGAATCTATCGCTAATTTACAGTTGACGAAACCTGTTGAAATTAACAGTTTTCTTACATATAATTATGGAATGGATGATGACCGTTTTCCATTGACTTTTATGACAGAAGGTCAAGGTTCTCTTGGTGTCAAAGATATTGATACTATTCAGTGGACTTGGAAGACAATGGGACGTATGAAGTTTACAGACTTTGTAACATACTTTAATACTGCGGTTAGTAAGCCGGGACTTGGTGGAACTGAATTTGAAGTTCATTTCTCTACTCATTGGTTTATTGAACAACATGGTTTGATTGCCCCTGATGGTAAGACTTCTGTTCGTATTCAGAAAGACTTAGGAGAATCAGCTTATGGATATGGTTATATTCTGAAACTTGATGGAGTTAATCCTAATGCTTTTGTTGACCTTGAACTGTTGAGTAAAGGTAAGTATTGGTCAATGACTCGTCCTACAGTTTCTGAATCATATTCTAAAGGTAACCGTTCTAATACTATGGGACCTGGTAAGATGACAAGTCAACTTGAAATTTATCGTCATAGTAAAGAAATAGCTGGTAACTTAGCTAACGTTATTACTGAATATGAGTTTGAAGGTGCAGATGGTGGTAAGAGTCGTTTGTGGATTAATGAAGAGATGCGCCAATTCAATATCCACATGAGAGTTATGGGAGAAGAAGCTCTTTGGATTTCTCAATATAACCGTATGCCGGATGGAACTATTACTCTTAAAGACCGTGATAATGGTAAACCTATTCCTCATACAGCTGGTATGTTGGAAATCTGTCGTGAATCTAACTACGATACTTATGGCGAATATTTGACGCTAAATAAGATTAAGAGAACTATTGGAGATGTATTGAATCGTGATACAGATACAGGTAGTATGAATATCGTTCTTATGGGTGGTAAAGGATTCCTTGAAGATTTCGATGAAGCTATGAAACTTGATGCGAAAGAAAACGGATTCTTGACACCGCTTGGAGAAAAAGAAATTCAAGGTAATGGAGATAATCTTGAATACGGTGCTTATTTCCGTAAATACAAGACTGTTGACGGTCATACAATCACCGCTAAACACTGTTCGTACTTTGACAAAGGTACAGTTGCAGAAGCCGCAAAACAGAACGGATATATTCATCCTAGAACGGGTTATCCTATGCCTTCTCACCAAGCTTGCTTTATCGACTTCTCGTCCTACAAAGGACGTCCGAACGTTCGACAGGTGCGCCAAAAAGATCAAATCTACAAGGCTAAAGTACTTAAGGGTATGACTGATGTTCCGGCATCATGGGGTGTAGCTGATAGTAACTTTATTTCTACGGAAATTGATATGAGCCGTTTTGAAGTAAAAGGAACACGTGGTTTGCAAGTTGATAACTCCACGAAGATGTTCATGTTAGAGTGTGTATTGTAATTAATCATTAAAAAGAAATTAATATGGATTTTGGTACAACTGGAGGTAGTAAAGTAGAAGTAGCTGCAAATGCTGCAAATACTGCCGGAGTAACGGGAAGTTCCCCCGTAGGGGATGATGAGAATAACCAAGCACCTAAAGCTGATAAAGTTCTTACTAGTAAAGAACAAAAGCAAGAAGAATTAGATAAACCGTTTACATATAAAAGAAGTATTACTGTATCTTTGATACAGAATTATTCTTTATATCGTAAAGCAAACGATAAAGTCCTTCCAAAGAAAAGAGATTATATTGGTAGTTCTATTCGTAGTTCACAAGTTCTTGCTTCTAATCGTGCTGAGGTTGAAGCTTACTTTCCACAATTGCTTGGTATATCTGTTAACAATGAGAATTTTGTTACTCGTCTTAAACAGTATTTAAATAACATACAAGTTCCTGTTAATGAACTTGGAGTTACTTTTGATTGTTCTTTCAGATTTAATCATAAACGTAATTACTTTGCATTTAAGGCTCGTGAAGAAGAAATCGAGATGGCTTATAAGAAAGCTAATAAACAGTCTACTAAAGACCTTAGAGCTGCTCTTGCTATTAAGATTAATGATTTGAATAATCTTGAGTCTGAACAATATGCTGTTGGTAGTCCCGTTAATATTACTGATTATATTCTTTATCGTCATTGTCTTTTATATAGAGATATTGCAAAAGATACTGCGCTTATTAATTGTGATCCATTTGTAAGATTCTATCTGAAGGATGATGCTAAAGATAAAGAACGTCAACAGAAACTTCGTCAAGAGATTAACAATGCTAAACGTAACTATATCGAAGTTATAGGAGATGATGAGATGTTCGATGCAGTATATATTCAATATTGTGTTGTAGCCGGATTGCCTATTGTTAATTCACTTCTTTCAGAAAGAATGGATAAAGAAAGTCAATTGGATAAATTTAGTACTAGTGAACCTGTTAAATTTAATAGTATTGTTAAAGACAGAGACCTTAGAATTAAATCTCTTATTGAACTCCTTATTGCTCGTGGTGAATTTGTACGTTCTCAATTCAATCAGAACATCACTACACAAGATGGAGAATTTATTGGTGCTAATATGAAAGAAGCTATTGCTTGGGCTAAGAATCCCGAAAACGAAAATGTATTAGCTGCGTTTAAGAATAAACTAAAGTATATCTAACATGACAATAGAGGAGATGCACATAACGTTCAGAGAACTTGGACAGCAAATGGGTGTTCAACAAACCCGTGCTATCTTCTCTGATAACATAGATATTTGCATTAACTTTGCCATTGATGCGAAAGCTCGTTCCATACTTCGTCAGAATGTCGGAATGAGCTTTTCCGATAAGGTAGCTAGAGATAATGCTAAAGTAAGTCCGATTAACGGTCTATATACTCTTTATACACAAGGTGTTGTTGAAGAAGCTGATATAGTTGGAAATGGTACTAAATTTAAACCTTATACTACTATTATAGATAGTAATAATGTTTATCTTTATACTGGTTTTGATTGTGCATATTCTGATACTGACGTTGTGCATTGTAGACTTATAGAACGTGAATCTCTTTTTGATACGCTTGACAATGTTTGTAATAGACCATCTAAACGGTATCCTGTTGTAACGGTTAATGGTAATAAAACAAATCTTGTTGTTGATATTTACACAGGAACAAGTGATTCTCCGACTAAACCGAGAAACATTATTTATACTTATATTAAGAAACCTAATATAGTTATTCTTGATGAAGATAATTCAGATAACAGTGTAAGTTGCGACTTACCTGAATATTTACATAAAGATATAGTTACAGATGCAGTTAATTATTATCTTCAAAGTATAGGTGCTAAACAAAGTTCTGACGGAGGTCAATAACTAAATCATTAATTAAAAATTTGTAGGCTTTATGAGAAACTTTATTCTAGCCGCTAACGCTGCCTATCCTACCGCAGTTCCTTTGACTACTGCTGGGCAAGTTAGTATTTCGTATTTAGCTAATGGTGTTGAAACTCTTGTAAAAGATGCAGCAACTGCTGGTAAACTTAAAGACAGAGGAATGATTACTTGGAAGAATCCTAATGCAGAACTTGGACAGATTGTATTCCCGTTTTACAGAAAGGATTTGACTTATAGTGTAAGTACATATGCTGTTGCAACTACTTTCTCAGCTAATTTTACTATTGCTTCTGTAGAAGCTAGTTCAGATTATACAGTGATTATTGTAAAGAACGGTGTTAAGTTTAATGAACGTAACAAATGGACTTCTACAATTCATGCTGGTAAGAACGATACACCTAAAACAGTAGCTGATAAGATTGCTGCTCATATTAATGCAAATACTATTGGTAGTGGAGTAAGTGCTGTATCTGATAGTACTACTGCTGGCAAAATTACAATTACCGCTAAGAAAGCTGGACAACCTTATACAATTGTTCTTGCCGACAAACTTCAAGGTCTTGCTGTAGCAACTACCGTTGCCGGACTTCCTGCAATTAATGACGCTGCTGCTATTAAAGATATGGCTAACAAAGCTGCTGCTGATGCAGGATTTGAATATACTTATGATGAATTTGCTGGACTTTATCCGGCTTATCCATTGAATCCTTTGGCGCAACCTGACAAAGCTGATACAGGATTTACAGTATATACTATTCGTTTTGCTGAACCGAGAGATATGAAGACTCGTGATGAAGTTGTTCATCAAATTATTCAGATTGCTTATCCTACTGATGCAGAAGCAATTGCTACACTTAAAACAATCCTTGATGCTTTAGTGTAAGCACTATTAAATATTTAAGTAAATAAATTTAAGGTTGTTATTAGTATTATGTTATGTAATATTGATAGCAACCTTTTATTGTTTCTGCTCATGAATGATTTAATAGAGATTGCTTTGAATCAAGGTATCAGTTCTCTGATAACTGTTGCAGTATTTATACTAGTATATAAATATATAGATAATGCTAAGAAATCTACTACTGAGAAATTTATAGAAAAAACTGCTTCTAATCTTGAACATATAACGTTTAGTATAGATAGAACTGCTGCTTTTATTGATAATATAACTTCTAAGATAATTCAGAAAGATAAAGAGAAATGTAGAATAGCAATAGAACTTTCATTTATTTCTCTTAATAAAGCTCTTTATGATTATGCTAAAGAAACTATTATTAATAATAATATTGATATTAAAGCTGATATTATAAAATCAAATATATTGCATCTTGTTAATAACGAATATTATAAAGTATATAGTACTTTAGCATTATATCAAGTTAATGATGAACGTCCATCTACTGCTATGAAAGAAGAATGGAAACGAGAACTTATAGAAGATATAGAATCTATTATATTTAATGACGGTCTTAATACATTGGATAAGATTAATACTATGGATATTAAACTTTTTATAAGAATTGAAGATTATTCTACTTACGTCTATAATAAATGTTTTAATAAATGATATGAATAGACGAAATGATATAACAATGAAAAGACTTCAACGAGATAGTCTTATTGAAAAACAAATCGCTGCTAGTATTAATAAAGTTAAGCTTAATGATAATGGATTTGTAATTCCTGAATATAAAGATGTTATTAGCGCTATGACTATGTATCTATTTAATTGTTATGATAAAATAGAAATATATAGTGATAAACAAATAGCTAATCTTGATGTTATTTATTATAATATTACTAACCTTCTTAATACATAATCATGGAAGAAGAACTTATACAGAATAAATCTAGGAATGGTCTTACTGACCAGCCTAATAGTATTACACCAGTTTATGTCGAAGCTGCTGAAAATGTAGAAGTAGACGTAGACTGGCTTTATTGTTTAATACCTGCACAATATGCTTTTGTATATCATAAACTACTTTTAGCTATGGCTGATTTAGGAATTGATATGTTGAAAGATTGTAAGTCTAATTGTAAGGATTCTAACAAGAGACTTATTGATTGTTTTACTATGTTTAATAGTGCAGTTGCTTGTTATAAGCTTGGTAGAGAGAAAGAAGCAAAGTTATTGATGGATTATATAGAAGGACAACTTCACATCCTCTACGGGGGAACAGCAAAGGAAGAACTTACCATAATTGTTAAAGTCGGTGAACATAATGAATATGAAGCTTTTGTTAGTAGAGATAAATCGACTAATAAACTTGTATTTAAGATGAATCCAGAAACTGCTAAACAATATAATGCTGAACCAAATTCTCTTAATAGAGTTTATGAAGATGAAGAACTTATATAATATATAATTATAATATGGAATCTAAAGATAAGATAAGAAAATTAATTAAGATAGATGAGACTACAGGAGAAAAGTATACAGTCTATCCTATTACTTATATACAAGCTATTATTGATGAAAATGGAAATAGAAATCTCGACGATATATTAGCTAGTTATAATACTATTTATGTAGAGTTTAATAAAGATTTTGCTACAACAATGAAAGTAGTTCCCGAAGTTCTTAGAACTAAAGGACGACAAGTTACTTATATTGTACAAGGAAAATCTGCAAAAGCTGCTACTTTTGTATATAATTCTAATAAAGTAACTGATGAAGAATTTTGTAACGCCGATAATTGGATTACATTAACAGGCGGAGATGTTAATCTTGTAACAAATGAAATTGCTAGCGTAACTAATAATCCTGACAATTTAGATATTGTTACTGTTAATGAAAAACTTCAATTAGGTGATGGTACTACTGTTTCAGGCACTAATCTTTATATTTTAAGACCAAAAGATATAAATGCTGATGATTTGGAATTAGATGGTAGTTCTATTGCAGCTTTACAAAAGTCTGATGTATTATGTGTAGTTAAATATAATTTTACTGATGTTGTTGGAGATAATATTAATATTGGAGCTAGAAGCGGATTATTATTTGCCGGTGGAGCTATGAGAGGATTTACTTTTAATGTCAATGAACCATATAAAATTATGGGACATTATGACTTAGTTAAATTCCTTGCAGATAATAGTTTTAACGGAGAAAATAATCTTATTTTTGATGGACAATTTAATCTAGGAGCTTCTGATATTCAACAAATAGAAGGTGATTCTTGGAAAAAGCAAGCTGTGTTAGGAAAGATAATATATAATAAAGATGAAGATAAACTTCGAGCTTTTACTAAAGAAAAAGTATTTAGTATTACCGAAAATGATGAATATTTTATACAAAGTACTGAATTGAATTTTAATTTTATTACTGACGGTAAAGCTTGTACTAGAAAAGAAGATGAAGTACTAAGTAAAATTAGAAGTAAATTTAATACGTCTATGCGTACCAAATTTTATTTCTATGATAGTGGGACTAGTCCTAGTGGTAGTACTAATAATTGTGGTTATTATCAAGTATGGATTACTAGAGATGGAAAGAACCCTAACAAAATTACATTTCAAATACCTTTTTATGATGGGACTATTAAGGTATATAGTATAACAGGAGGATATAACAATCTTTGGTATGTATATACTATATTACCTGTCGATGTTCCTAACGACCGCAAACCTGTTGGTTCTGTTGTACAAATGAATGGTGGAATACCTATATTTAAAGGTAATGATGAACAATTATTCGACAGTGACGGAAATAAATACGTTTATGGATACTTAGGACATTATCCTAAAACTAAAGTACAAGAAATAGAAATTACTGGTGATGCAGATTATACCGGTATTTTTGAATTTAAAAATTCTATTACTGAATGGTTTACAGATAATGTTACGGGTGGTACTGTATCAGAATTTACTAGGATTGATGAAATTCTTACACAAGATGCTGAAACATTTATTTTTAAACTTATTAATATAGATAATTATACAAAGGATTCTAATGAAGAATTTACATTGGAAACTATTAAGAATATAAGAACATATATAGTTAAATGTATTACTGACCCTAAAGATAATAGTTTTGTAGATATATTTGATAATCTATATTCTGCAAAACTTTATGAGGATACAGTAAAAAGTTCTGATACGGAAAGTATTATAAGACACTGTTATTATAATCTTAAATTTGAATTTAATCATAGTGATAGCAATCATGGGCAGTATAAATGTTATTTAGATTTTACAATAAGATTTAATAAGCATAAATATATAAATTATAAGAGTAATAAATATAAGCCTGTTGATATGGAATTTAAAGGTAATTTGTTTATTATTGAATATAGTAGTCTTGATAAGATTGGATTAAAATAAAAGTACTTAACCATGTAACAGTATAATCTATTGACCGAAATTGACCCTTATACTAAATATTTTATAACTGATTAATTTATGCCTATATATTATAGAGGTAAACAGGTTATTCATATCATTGTTATTACAGCAACTGTTTATAGAGATAAAGCAGCTAGTTCTTTTAGATATACTTATTCTTATAAATACAAAAATAAGACGTACTTTAATACTGACGAAATGCTAGTTAAATTTATATATAAAGATAATTCTACTAGTAAAGAAGTTACAAGTTTAGGTTCAGTAAACGAAAGTAAAACATATGATGTTGCTGTTTGTACTAACAAAAAGATTTGAATTTATATCTAAATGCTAATACTCCTGCTACTGATGATGGTACTGAGGATATTATTCCAGAAATTAGAAGGGAGAGATTATAATATAGATAATATGATTTATCTTAAGAATGCTACTACACAAACTGTAATAGAAAGATTTAGATTAAAACAAAAGTTTAGTTATTGGTTTTATTATAATGTAGTTGGACTTGTACTTAATCCGTATTTTATAATACAACCTATACAAAGTTCTAGACATACTATGGCTGTAAGACTTATGTTTAAAACCGATTATAATAATTATAGTAATACATTTGAGTTTGAATATTAGAATAAAATAAGTAATTATGGAACATAATCAAGTATATAGTGGTGGCACATTTGTTACCAACTTTCAAGTTGCTCGTATGGGAGCTATTCCATCAGGAAATTTTAATATAACCATTAGGGGACAAAAACAACCATTTCTTATTAAGAATATTACAGAAGATAATGTTGAAGTAGAAATAGTACCTGCCGGACAAACAGAAGCTATAACTACTGTATTATATCCAGGATGGAATGTAGAGATAGTTAATCAAGTAAATAACGCACCTGCTGATACATTACAATATGGGTTCTAAAAGTGCAATAGGAATAGGAAATGGTATTTGTTTTAAACAAGTACGAGATAAAGGTGGAGGGTCTTATATAGACCCTCTTGTTTGTGATAGTATAGTCGGACTTTGGAAGTTCGACCAAAATACAAATGAAAGCCCTACCCGTAATATCATTAAGAATACAATTAAGGATAAAGGTGGTGATTTGGAATTACTTAATTTTGCTTATAAAGCAAATAGTGGTTATAACGGTTATCCGGAGGATTTTACTTCATGGAGAAATAGTAATCATATTCAAGTTGAATACTCTACTGATGGACGTAAATTTAAGATTACCTCTGAGAATATTAAAGATTGGTGGCTTATCGCTCCTAATAATGGTATTTCCAAGTCTTTTAAAGTTAAGATTACTAACTGTAATTTTCCTATTGTTTGGAGATATACCGATGATGGAAATACTTATAAAGATATTACTATAAGCGAAGATGGTATCTATAATCTTCCACAAAGCATTATTAACAATGAGGGAGTAGTAAATAGATGTTATTTTGGAAGTGGCACACAAATAAGTGACTATACAGGACTAACCATAGAACAACTTCCCCTATACGAAGGTGCATTAGTAACTGACGGTAAAGATGATATGATAGTAAGTCAGAAGACCGTACAGGAGATGAGTATTACTGATAAGATTACTGTTGTTTCTATGATTCATCAGATAGGTATACGTAGTGAATATAATAGAGCGTTTAATAATTATATATGTAACCAAAATGTAGGATTTATTAGAAACAATATTGCTGAAGTAGGCATTGGTAAAACAGGTATATATGGATATACTTGGAATAATTCTACAAAATCTGTTATAAATAATATTCTTGGAGATAAGGATGATTATAGTATTGAAGTTGGTAATAGCGTTAGTATAGAAGGGAAATTTACTGTAGAAGGATACATTAAAAACGATTCACCAGACGAAATTAGTGGAGTAGCCGTTTATTGGACTTTCATAGCCAACAAAGTCCTAACTACTGATGAGATAAACCAAATCATTGGATATTATAAACTAGATAAGTATGTAACTCCACAAGTTATCTATGATGTAAAAAGACAAGGATTAACGAATGATACTCCGGATTCTGATTGGTATCTGAAAGACTTCTCTAAGAATGGCTTCGATATGTCGCTGTTTAACTTTGCTAAGAAACTAGATAGTGGAATTGGTAAATATGAAGTAGATTATTCAACTTGGACAAAAACAACAGGAGTTATCTCTACTCCCTTTGGTTTAAAAATTACAGAACCTACTCATAATTATTGGATATTATATACTTCTAATATAACTGTACCCGCTCATAAAGTCGAGATATCAGGAATACCGGAAGGTGGAGAGTTTAGATATTTAGAGGTTCATATACTGAAAAATGGAATTAATGAACTACCCAAAATGAAAGAACATCCTTCTGCTATAGGATTTACATTGCATAAAGGTACTACGCAGCCTAGCGACTGGGTAGGTTTATCAGTGGAACAAATACCCGACTACGAAGGAGCATTGGTATCTAATGGTATTGATGATTACGGTAAAGTAGAAAACCTTCCAATATACAAGGATTACACGGTAGTAGCTGAGTATTCTAGGATAAGACTAGATAGTTGTATTTTATCAAAAAGTAAAATATCTAGTGTCGGGTCTTTTATTTTTAATATGGGTAATACTTCATATTCTTATACAGCATCAACAGATGGTTTAGCTCCTAATGATGCCAGTATGCAAGTTAAATATCAGTCTAAATATATAAATCAAGGACGTAATATTAATGCGGGGACACAACCTGATTCAGATTCGATGTGGCTAGGAGTAGTAAGAGATAATGATACACGGTTTTCAAGTTTAGCTGTAAGAAGCATATTGGTATATCCATATTCGTTGTCTCCTCTCCTTATTGAAAGACAGTTGAAGAGGTATAAGTTGGGTACGCTGTATCCGGATATGGTGGAGTTTAGACCTGTTATATCTGGAAATATTCCTTATAACGCTATTGAGATAAGTCAGGATCCAACTACGTTGTATAATAAATCTATCAACGAAACAGGAATCTATTTGCAAGAAGGAAGTACTGTCAGAGTTTATATTCAACCTAGCGGAATAGATGAAGTATCTAAGATAACTATTAATGGAGTTGAATATACAGATTTACCTATTAATCCTAATGGATATTATTACGCAGATTTCCCAATAACCAAAAGCCCTCAGAAGATAAGCTATGCCATTGACGAGTACATCAGATACGAAGATATTGTTCAGCCTTATCCAGCAATAATTAATCTAAAACAAGATGGTAAAACTATCACTTGGGGAGATAAGTTGAAAGTAGGTAGTGAAGTTACTTTTGTAAATCATATTAATCTTTTACCAGAAATATATACTACAAGTGGAGGAGTATCGTATAACGGAACTATTATAAGTGGCTGGAATACTCCAATTGTAGTAGCTAAATCTATGGTATTTACTAATGTTCATAATTGGGAACTTAATACCACTGAACCTTATGCTATCTACTCACAGCAGAAGCTGAACATACCTAACTCTAGCTTAAAGATATTAGGTTATGTTCCTGACTTAACAGGTAAAGGGAATCATGGTAAGCTTAATAATTTTGCTTATGCTCTTAATAGTGGAGCTAATGGATATAAGTACGATTGGAATACTTGGAAGATTTCAAAGAGTGGGATTACTAGTACTATTACAGATAATAGTATTCATATAACTCGTATAGAGTCATCTCTTAATGAAGCCCTTGCATTCTTTGAAAATACAACTACAACTAATAAGAAGTTTAATATTAAATTAAAAATATCAGGGCTTACATCTGATATGAAATGTACTCTTAATAATCAAAACTCTATTATTAAAGAATTGGTTAATGGAGTTAATGAAATATCTGTCGATTTAGTAGCTGGATGGTATGGATTTATGATAATTAAATTAGACGGTTCTATAATTGGAGATTGTGATATAACTATTGAGCAAATAGGAGAACATGAAGGCTCTATCTGCTTTGATGGTACAGACGACCATATTACTATTCCTACTTTGGCTTATGGCGGTAAGTGTATGTTGATGAAAGTAAATTGGAATAAGGATGGTTTAATGCTGTATGACCAAAGAAGGGATAATAACCCTAATAGCTTCGCTATATATATTCCTAATTTCAAGAATGAAGACTCTATTGCCTATAGTTCTAGGAATGACGGGAAAACTTATATTGATGGAGTATTAAATACATCTGTTAAAGGATCGCAATTAAAAGATGTAACTCATAATATAACTATAACTAATAGCAATTCTAATAACAATAATACTGTTTCTCCGACAATTGGAAGCAATGCAAAACATAATGCGTTTTACGCTCAAATGGTTCTTTACGAATTTATGCTATTACCAGATGTGCCTGATGAAGAAGAAATAAAGGAGCTAAACGATGTTATGGGTATTGAAGGAGGCTATGTAGAAAGTCCGAATTATTATTATGATGCTTATGGTAAGAAGAATACTGATACAGATAGGAATGCTAAAGAACCTGTTTGAAAGAGACGAATTAATTGATATAACTAACCCAATATTTAAGAAAAAAGAATTATGATTGATTATGTAGAACTTACAGTAGCAAAGCTAGAGACTGCTTTGCCTGAACGAATTGAAGAATTGCATTTAGCTCCGCGTAGAAGTCCGAAAGGTGGTAAAGTACTTATGAAGTTGGATAACTATAAGGCGCTGTTTAAGGAAGAAGTTGAAGAACAACTTGCTAGTATTTCTATGACTCTTGATGAAACAGGAGAACCTATAGAAGCTCCAGAATATGTTTGTCCATTTCCTGTTTATAGTGGTAAAGAACTTGAAGACTTACTTCAAAATGATAATTGGAAACAAGAAGATGATATACTTTAATAAGTAGATTTTGCTATAAGTGTCATATGTTAAATATTCTAAATTACTAGAAAATGAACTACTTAGATGTTATAATTGATAAGATAATTAATAATTTTGATTTCGCTTATATGTTTATAGTCAATGTACTAACATATATAATAATAAAGATTGTAGATTATGTTAATGGTGATGCTAAAGTTCCTACTTGGACTAAACGACTAATATTAATTATATCTATTATAGTAGTTAGTACTATATATGTTATATTAAATTATGATAACAAAATTACATTACTTAATTCTGCTATTCTTGCTCCTGTATTTTGGAGTTGGATAATGAAACCAATCTTTATAAAGTTAGGTATTGGTTATAAACAGATAGATGATTATATGAATTAACAAATTAAACTACAAAAGTTATGGCTAAAGGTAGACCAACTAAAGGAATCGATACAGCTGGACCTAAAAGACCAGTTAAAAAATAAGATGAAGAGATTATTCGTTTTATCCGTTAAGTACATACCCACTATACAACTAGTGGGTATGCTTATTAATAACACATTATGCAAGTATAATATTAATAATATTATTACTGAATTATGTGATATTCTTATTGGAAATTCTATTGCTAATATAGCCATGCTTTATATTTGTAGTTATACATTTGGTTTTTGTAAATGACATAGATATATTATAACAGCAACTTTAATGAATGAATAACAATCTTGCTAAATTAGATTCATTGTTAAAATTAGTACAAGACGAAAACGGTATGATTGATGTTGAAGGAATTATGAGTGAAACTGTAGATAATCTTCTTGTTGCTCAAGTTAAGAAATATCCTGAAGTTCTTGGAGGAGTTGAGATTGGTAATGGTAAAGTTCGTATGAACATTCCTGTTATAAACAAAGTAGTAGAATTTGATACTGATGATATTAAGACTTTAAAAGAAACTTTAATAGCTAAATAATATGTATCATTTTAAAGATATAATTGCCGGATATAATATTAATACTATACCACAAGCTGACCTAGCAAAAGGTATTGCAGGTTTTCATAAAGTATTTGACCATGTAGAAGCTCATGATAAAGATACATTTTGGAATGCAATGAAAGAGTTTCATGAATGTGTAAAAGGTGAACATTTTGATGAAACATATGCTATGTATCAAGTTAGTAATATGTATCATACTAAAGCTAACGGAGTAGTTTGTCGTGGACAAATATTTACTGTTGAAGACGCTAAAGCTATTTATGATAAACACGTTCGTAATATTAATCGTGAAATAACTTGTTGGGATGTTTATGTTGCAGTTAATGCTCAATATCATGATTATATTCGTATATATAAACAATGGTTTCCTAACCTAACAGAAGAACAATTAGATGAAAAGATAATTCATTCTGCGATTAACTTCTGGTTTGAAGATGAAGACGCTGGTAGCGGTAAAGTATGGAATTATTTCAAGAACATTTGACAAAGGTTTTCATACAAAAGGAGAAGCGGTAGTTTGTTGTGATAACGAACTACCGCTTTTTTCATTTTAATCAATTATAAATTTTCGTGAAAGTGTTGGAGATAATAATTAAAAAGGTATATTTGTCGATATAGATATTAATACTAAAGTTATTACTGGTTATGGCATCAATTAATCAATTGATTTCTGAAATTGCTCATGCTGTTGGGCAACCTAATAATATTCCATTAAGACGGAATATTAAATATGCTATTATCCATACTCGTAATGAACTTATTAGACATGGTTATGAGAATAATCATTATGTTGATAAGGGATTACAACAACGAGTTAAGATAAGTATTATTGATGTTCCTGATGGAGATTTTCATAATAGTGCTGAATATAATATTCGTCCTATTAAACGAAGTAAACAGAAACTTCCTCGTCCTGTTAGACTTACTAATAATCTACCATTTCAAAGTATCCGTACTGCTGGCTATGATAATATAGAAATTCCTTTTGCTAAAGAAGCTAGTGCTAGATTTTATACTCATTTAGTTGGTATGTGCAATCTTCCTTGTTATGATTATATAAATGAATATCTATATTTCTTTACTAAAGAAAATGCTTGTGAATGGTTTAAAACTATTAATGCTATTGTAGTAGAATCTGTATTTGAATTACCTCATATTATTGAAATAGAAACTAATGAGAGTAAAGTAGATAATTCAGAACATACTGTTGATAACGAAGATGATTTTGATGATAATGAATTTCTTCTTCCTGAAGATATGATAGGTTCTATAAAAGATATTATCTTTAAACGTAATCTTCTTCAAGTTCCTAGAGAGACTAATGAAGTTCCTACTGATAATTTATTAAATCGTTAATAACTTATGGTTCCAGATATAGACATCTATCACTATTATGAAAAGTATATAGAAGGTACTAATAGTGATATAGAAAGATTTAAAGAAAATTATAATGTAGCTGTTAAAATGAGAGATTCATTAAAACAGTATTTACTTTCTAACATAACTTATATTGCTAATTATTTAGGAATTAAACTTGTAGAATATGGACAAGAATGGATAGATGGTATATATAATCCTAAAAGACTTCTTATAAATAAAGTTTATGATAAACTAGAAGAATATAAAGCTGGCGAAGAACGTATAATGCTTATGCAAATAGTAAAGTATTGTAATGTGCTTAGAAAGATTAATGCTCTTAATACTTATATTAGACTTGGTAAAAAACATTCAGAACTTACATTTAAACAATATAGAGACTATGTTGCTAAATTCTATCAATATGGAGTTCATAAATGTTGTTTAGAAGGTTATGCTTATGGTTATGGTTATGGTCTAGGAGACTTAATGATAAATCGTTGGACTCATAATCCAAAGGATAATAAACGTAAACGAATAGATTATAGAAAGACAGCTCTTGCTAAAAAGAAACTTATTGCTGAAGGTAAAAAACCTTATGATAAAAAAGAAGCTGAAATATATAAACTTCGTGGACTTAAATACGATGGAGTTCCGTATGTTGTTTATCAAGAAGATACTGGTTTTTATAATATAGATATTGTTAATAATCAATATGTGGCACATCAGAATCTTGATTTTGAACATACTGAATATTATAGCGGAGAACTTAGAGGTAAGAGCCATGAAGAAAATGCTGCTGAATTAAAAGATAAAAAAGAAGTATATAGTATCAAAGCAGACCTTAGAACAAAACTTAAATTATATACTCTAGTAGATAAAGGTGCTTATTTAAATTATATTAGAAATGTTGACCAAAAGAAATATCAGCGTGGAGCGCATAATAGTAAGAATAGAAAGAGATTTTAATTAATATATTATGGAGAATATATATTTTAAAGTAGAAGAAAGAGATAAAACGCTTCGTAATAAAATTCTTATTACACCTTTTTATATAAATTCTGAAAGAATAATTGATGACCCTGTTGGAAAAGAAGCTGTTAAAATATCTTTAATAAATAGATATAAAGAGCATGAACCAAAAATTATAATAAATGATTTTGTATTTAAAATAATATCAGATGATAAAGTTAATAGATTGTCTAGACTATTATTATATATTATAAATAATGCTACAATAAATAGTAATAAAATTATATTAGATTTTAATAATAATGATATTAAAGAAATTAGTACTTCTAATATAGAATTAAATTATTTAATAGATAAATTAGAAGAATACAATATTATACGTAGAACTACAATAAATAATATTTATATACTTAATCATAATATTATATTCAGAGGAGATATTGAGACCTTTGTTAAGGCATACACAATAATCCATGAAACTAATAATATAGAATTAACTATTGATAGTAAAGTAATACTTGATAATACTATTGATTATGCAAAACAATAATACTATTTCAGTAGAAAAGATAATAGCAAAAATAGACAACGATTTTAATCCAGATGGTAGCGATTGGATACCTAGAGTTATATCGTGGACTATAGATGCTATGGGACAATTAGATGTTCTTAGAATAGTTCCTAAGAAACGTCGATTAGAAGTTATTAATAATATTGCTAGAACTGCTTGTCCGTTTAGTACAAAAGGACTTAAAGTATATGATGATAATGGATGTGAAGTTAGTGTTATATCAGCTCGATGTGGTAGTTGTTCTTCTCCATCTCCTACGGGGGAACAGCCCGACAAGTCATTAGAATTGTCGAATACTATGTCAATAGTTGATACTGAATATAATGGTAAAGAAACTTATGGAAGTTTAGCTATACATAATAATACTCCTGATGTTACAAAACAAGCAACTGTTGTTGAGGAGCTTTATTCCGCCCCCCGTAGAGGATGTGAAGATAGAGGTTATGTCCTTATTGATGACCATACAATAGAGATTAACTTTGATGCTAAATATATAGATATTATATCCAATGAAATTGAAACTGAATATAGTGAATATTATAAATGTGATATTCCTGTTATTCCTAACAATTATATATTAATTGAAGCTATTGGATATTACTGTATGTATAAGATGTTATGTCGTGGTATGAAACATCCTGTGTTTAATCTTGGAGCTAGTCAATATGGAACTAATCCTTATTATCAATGGGAGCAGTTAAAGAATAAAGCTAAAGCTGGAGTTATTAATGATTGGCAAGCTGAATCTGGAAATAAAGATGGTGACGCTTGGCGTAGTTATTTCTATAATTATACTTTTCCAAAATAAATAAGAAGTTATTATGGGAGATATAATAGATATTGTTACAGTTAATGGTATTTATGGCTTATCTGTAAGAATGGATTCGAGTAACCGAAATGATGAAAATGAGGCTCGTAGATATGGTTTTCCTGACCTCTGCGTAAAGATAATTTTCACATCATACAATTAATCAGATTAAGTCAAGATAATCGCCTGTGAGGGCTTAAAATAAGTCAATCGTTATGGAGATAAACAAAAAACTTAATATAGATACTGATATAGAATTTTTAGATACTGGTGATATAGCTCACGCTAGTAATATAGTAGCCAACAATACTAACGATGGAGTATTGAACGAAAATTCTATTGAAAAGTATTTTATACTAGATAATCCTAATGAAAAAGTTGTAGGATATATAGCTTGTTCTGATGAATTTATAATATTTACTAGTTTTAATAGAATTTTTAGATGTAAAGAAAGTTCTAAAGAAAATATAGAAGTTAATACTAATTGGAAATGGGAAGGTGGTAATGTTATAGGAGCATATACTTATAATATAAATAAAGAACTTATTATTAGTATTACAGAATTAAACTCTGACCATGATGTTCCTTTGAAGATTATAAATCTTAGTAAGCCTGAATATGTAATGGGTGAGTCAGATAATAAATATACTCTTAATCCAGAAATTCCTCAATTTAATCTTATAAATTATAGTACTGTTAATGGCGCTAATATGTATCGTGGAGTATATAATTTTTTTATAAGATTTAAAAAAGGAGAACAGTATACTGCTTGGTATAAAATTGGTTATCCTATTATATTATTTGATGATTCTTACAATATTACAGTAGAACGATATGTTTACAATGTTAATGACGGAGACGGATTAGGATTTAGTCCTCGTAATTATACTATTACGGACAATGTTAATAATGATGTTGAAAAAATAAGTAAAAATATTATATTAGGTATTGATATAAATGATAAGACATTATCTTATACTCATTATCAAATAGGATATATAGTTAATACTACTTCTAGTGAAATAAAAATATTTAATACTAATGATTATGGTATAAAAAATAAAAGAGTTACTATAAGTAATACTGATACTAGTGGAGATTTTACATTAGACGATTTAACTAGTACATTTTTTAATGTTTATAATGTAAAAACTCTATGTAACTATAATAATAGATTATATATTGCTAATTATAAAGAAGAAAATCCTAATACTGTTGTAAGTAAAATAGATGTTAGTGATATAATAGTAAGAGCAGTTCCTTTAAAGAACGAACCATCACCTTTATTAGTAAGAAATAATATTAATAAACGAAGTAGTATAGCTAGTACTTATGCTCCTGTAGGCGATAGTCAATTAGTAACAGAAGTTTTATTTGGTTCTAAATATGTAATTAAATTAAGAGCTAAAATATATTTAAGTGACGGAAGTTACAAAGAAGTCACTAAATGGTTTTATAGCGATGATACCGTATCCACAGGAACTCTTGATAAAGGACAATTAATGTTCGATATTAATATAATATTTAATTCTATTTTATATGATATTGATGAAGAAGTAAAAGGAATACCTTATGTGACTGAAGAATACCGTGATGCTTATTATCTTATTGTACAAAATAGCGATAATGGTATAATATCTAAATTTTCGTATAGTCATGGAAGTTTAGGAGAAGATAATTTTAAACTTGCCGGAAAAGTATATACTTCAAACGATTTTATTATAGAAGAACTTTATAAAGTTGAACCAGGAGACAATGAAGTATCTCAATCATGGTTTTGTGAACCTAATATTAAATTTACTGAAGCTAATAAATATCCAGATATAGCTAAAAATTTACGTATATATCTTACTACGGAATTTAATAATATATATGGAGGTACTATTAAAACTGTATATAATGGATTATTTAAATTAATTGAATCTAGTATTTCAGGTTCTGTAAATGGATATAGACTTGATTATAATTATGTATCAAAATCTTATTTGTTCCTTTATTATACTAATTTCTTTATAGATAAATATTTAGAAGCTAAATATCCTGGTTCTACTAGAAAATATAAATACCAATATACACTTAAAGATGGAGCTGCTGAACCAACTAATAAAGACGCTATATATTTAGATTCTTATTCTAATGCCGCATCTTTAAGGTCTTCTGTAAGAGTTATGTATAATTGTAGTTTAAAACGTTTACAACTTTGTGCTACAGCTGTTAATCAAGGAAGTTATAGTCAAGGTACAGAATATGCTTATATAGACGATGAAGTAACTATTATACCAACTAGTGGAGAACAATTTACTTTTAGTGTTAATGAACTTATTAGTATACTTCCTGTTATTATACCTAATTATAATAAAACAGTAGAAGATTTTGATAAGAGTTTTGGAACTAGTTATGAATGGACGGAAGATAGAGAACCGAATGAAAATGATTTTGACCCTAATCTTTCTTATAATTTATCTATTTATCATCATGGTTCTTCTGATAAATTTAGCATTATTGATGTAAAACCTAAAGTAGTAGGTTTTAGAAATAGAGTAACTGAAAATAATGTTATAAAAGTAGATAAAGATTTTGCTATAATGATTCCTTTTAAGGATTGGTTTAATAATACTTATGATAGAAAAACAGATGATGGTTCTACTTATAGAATTAGTGCAGGAAGTTGGTCAGACCCAGTTTTTGATGAAGGACAAGTAGGACAATTATATATAAGTTTTGTAAAAAATAAAACTATAAGAATTAATAATACTGATAATTACGCTGCTTATTTATTAAAAGTTATAGATGCTAATAATTTAATGAGTGTAGAAGTTTTATTACCTTATACTGATGAAAAATTTAATATCAGAGTAAATGCTAAGGATACTACACAACCTTCGACAGATGTCACATATCCTGTTTATAACGCTCCTATAAATGAAGTAAATGATAGTAGTGGTGGAGGTGAAGAATTAAATTTCTATGGGGATATTACTAAGCAGGCTATTAATAATGCTGTTTATAACCTATTTATACATTATGTTTATCCTAATGGTTCTTATACAGACGGTATTCGTATATCCAATAATATGACATATAATAAGACTATTAAATTAGGAACAGCTAATGATAATGGAACTACTATAAACCTTAATTATGAAGTTAATGAAGATACTAAAATTGCTGATGTAAAGAAAAGATATACAGAATTGCTTACTAAGTATACTACAATAGATACTACTGACGCTCATCCTGTAGTTAGAGTATTTGATGATGTGGCTGATGTTAGATTTTGTAATGTATTTCCCGAATATAACAATAATGGTATTGCTTTATACAAAAATACTAACGGAGATAAACTATTTAGAGGTAGCATTTTAGGCAATTATATTACTACGCAATATAATAAAGGATTTAAATTTGTGTTTGATAATATACCTATGTACGAAGAGTTTGTAGGTTATTTTATAAGTTATGAAAAATCAGAACCTATACTTACAGGCGAATGTATAGTAACTCCTTTAACAGGAGGACTTAATGCTAATGCTGGCAGTTATGAGCAGGATATTAGTGAAGTAAGACTTTATTATCCCGAATTTGACTTAGTAAAGAAAGTATCTGGCAATATATTGTTTATAGAAAAACAAGAAGACTTTAATACTAATTGGAATGAAATATTTGATGATTCTTATTATAGTACTGATACAGGAAATGGTCGTGCCGTTGGAACTAATTATATATCTTCTATAAAATCTATAAATGTATATGCTCCTAATGATTTATCTAATAATAGAGGTAGACAAGGAATTTTAGCTGTAAATACTACTAACGCTATTAGGTTATATAATACTATAAATCAACGGAAAAAACAATTAACTTTCGGATTATTACTTAATATAGTAGATAATATATACCTAAGAAAGAATAAAGAACTTATCAGTCTTGGATATATTAAATATGTAGATTATGAACCTAATAAAAAATATGAATATGGTTATGAAGGATATAATTATAACTATGATTATTATAAGGTAAGTAATCAAGTGTTTGATATGAACTATTGGGGAGTTAATTATGATGAAGTTCATCCTTCTGCTAAAACAAATGATGGAAGAGTATATACAGAAGATTTCCCTAAAGGGGATTATAGTACTTCTAAGTTTTTACATTGTCCTACTGTTGGAGTAAGAATGAATAGTTATTCTTTATATCCTACTTTTGCTAAGAATATTAAATCTAAACCTATATCTAAATATTATGGTTTTAAAGGTACTGATTCTGATACTGCTCATATATATACAGAATTAGTTACTCATGTATATTATACTATGCTTAATGATATATATGAACTTAAACCTAATTTTTATGATTATGCTGATAAACTTATTTCTAATTTTGATAAAGATTATTATGCTAATTTCATAGATTATTATGATAAAGTTATTCGCCGTAGTGATATTATAACTAATGAGTCCGTAGAAAATAAATGGAGAAAATTTAGACCGGAACAATATAAAATTATAACTGAAAATAAAGGAGCTATTATAAATATCATTGGTGTTGGTAGTTATCTTATTGCTCATTGTGAACATTCTATGTTTGTGTTCAATAGAGATTCGAGTATGAGAACAGAAGATAAAGATGTTCAATTAGTAATTCCTGATGCTTTTGATATAGATTATGTTGAAATGTTTACTAGTACTAGAGGATATGCTGGTATTCAAAAAGTTAATCAATTTGTTTGTAGCAATTATGGTTATATTTTTTATGATAGCGATGCTCATAAACTTTATAGATTTGATGAAAATAATCTTGATGAAATTACTCCTGGATTTAAGAACTTATTTAAACATGATATTGTTGATATAAATTTTGCTATTGATGAACGTAATGAAAGAATGATATGTTTAGGTAAAGCTAAAATTGATAATGAGACTAAACATTTTGCTATAAGTTATAGTTTTAATGGTAAATATTGGTTAAGTACTCATAGTTATTGGTATGATGATTGCTTTAATACTAAGAACAATTCTTATTTTATTAATAATCAAATTATAGAATCTTCTGTTGATAAATTTAATTTAGATAAATTTGGAGATTATACCAATATTATAGATGACAATATTAATATATTTAAAACAGAACTTACTATTGAAGGAAAACCTTGTTCTTTTGTTGATGTTGTATTTAACAATGATAATATAGATAAAGTACTTAATTATATATCATATTCTGTTAATAAAGCTACTGACGATAATTATAGTGGGCTTAGACTTCTTATTTATACTAATTGTTGTTATAGTGATTATATAGATATTAGTATTCCAAAGAAGACAATGAAAGATTATAAACATCCTTATTATAAATATGGAAGTTGGATATTCAATTGGTTTAGAAATAAGATTGCTAACATAGATACCAAAAATCCTATAATTAGAGGTAATGGTAAACTACATCCTGATACTAAATTTATAACTACAAAAAGTCTTAATGATACGCTTGTGGTTGGTAAATATTTTGTTATAAGATTTATATTTTATAGTAATGATAAAAGAATAAGCGTAAACAATATAGAATGTCATTAATGATGAAAAATAATAAATATAAACCTAGAAAAAAAGCTTTTATTGGCGCTATTATTGGAGCGGCTACTAGTATAGCTGGAGGAATTATAGGAGCGCGTAAAAGAAAAAGAGCCGCTAGACGAGAAGCTGCTCGTCAGAAAGCAATTAAACGTAATGAAGAAACTTATAAAAGTATTGAAGCTCTTAATGCTGGACTTGAAGGTCAAGAAGAAATACAAGATAATTTTATGGAACAATATATGAGATATGGCGGTATTGCTAAAAATAAAAAATATAAAAATAGAAATAAAAAAGCTATTGGTGGAGTGGGAGAGATTATTGGCAGCGCTATTAGTGGAGCTGCTAATATAGTTAGTGCTGTAACTGAAAGTCCGGAAATTGCTCAAACTGGAAATGTAATAGGACAAACTGTAGGAAAAGGACTTACTAAACATAATGCTAAACGTATTGCTGAACAACGTAAAGATAATCTTACTAAGCCTATTCCTATTAATGGAATTAATGCTAATTCTGATTTGAATCTTCCTACTACTTTACAACCAATTAAACGTTACGGTGGTCGTAAATCAGTATGCCGAATGGTTTGCGGTGGACAAAAACGGAAGTGAATATTAACGTAGACTATGTTTATTTGCTCGCTGTTGGATTTTGATATAGGTTGTGATAATTAGTATTGATTTTGATAATCGTTTGACAGAGAGCTTTAAAATGGCTAGTTTTGTCTATTTCGTATAATAATATATAATTATGACTAGATATAAACCTAATGTTATTCGTGGCGGACGTGCCACTAATATAAAAGGTAATCTATATTATATGTCAGGTAGAAAACATGAAGCTGGCGGTATAGATATTGGTAAGAATCCTAAAACAGGACTTGAAGTTGAAGACGGAGAAATTGTTCAAACAAGTCCTAATGGTTTAAAAGTATTTAGTGCTCAACCTATTCTTAATGGTAATAGTCCTGCTAAACTTGTAATGGGTGGCGCTAATCCTGCTAAAGTATTTAATGCTCAAGAAAGATTTAAAGAAGTAAATGGTATTAATGATGATGGTACTAAAAAGAAACGTATGGGAGGATTAAGTAGAGATAAAGATTATGGTTCAAGTAAGAAACCATATCCTAATGTTAATAAAAAAGATTTTGCTGGTGGTGGAAGAAGTTATCCAATACCTACTAGAGCAGACGCAGTAGATGCTTTGCGTCTTGCTGGACTTCATGGTCGTTCTGATGTTAAAGCTAAAGTTTATAAAAAATATCCAGATTTGAAAAAGAAACGTATGGGAGGTATAAGAGAAGATTATCCTACTCTTGCCGGAGATTATTATGGTAGAGAAGAAGCTAAGACTATTAAAGCTCTTAGAAATGCAAGAACTAATTCTCAATATCAAGGACGCAATCTTAATCTACCAACATTATCAATGAATAATGCTTATGGTAATTTACCTGTTACTCCAAGTAATAGAACTGCTATTGAAAGAACTAATACTAAGTATAATACTACTACTGATAAACCTAAGACTAAAAGACAATCATTTAATAGTGCTTTTGCTGCTGCTAGAAAACAAGGTCTTAGAGAATTTACTTGGAATGGTAAACAATATGGAACTCAATTAGCTGGTTCTACAAAACCTAAAACTAATCAACAAACAAGTACTAGAAGTAGTATAACTTCTAATAATCTTCCGGAAGTTACAGTTAGTGCTCCTATAGTTAATAGCAGATTAATTAATCAATTAGAAGCTAATAGATATGTTCCTTCTAAACCAAAACCTGTTCAAGAACATACAGTTAGAGTAGAAAGTAATACTGTAAGTCCTGTTAAACGTAGAAGTCCTATTAATGATAAACCAGGAAGAATTGGTTATATTGATAATAATGGAGACGTTATTTATGGTAAAAGTGGTAGTAATGAAGTTGGTGATATACTTTCTGCTGGATTTAATGATATGATTGAATATGGTAGAGGAATATTTAATCGTAAAAAAAAAGTAGGAGGTAGAGTTGTAACAGTTAATGGTAATGTCAAATCAGGTCTAGTTATCTCTCCATCCTCTACGGGGGAACGGGAAAAAGCCGCCGTTGGTAAAGACTATGACTTTAGAATCGATACTACTAAATATAAAATAGGAGATACTTTCGAATATAAAGGAAAACAATATAAAGTTACAGGACGTAATGCTGCTAAACCTATTGGTAAAGGAACTGATAAAGATGTTGAAGCTGCTGCTCGTAGAGACGCTAAAGGAGCAAGAACCGATTTTAGAGATATGCTAGAACGTCCACAATATACTCCTGATAAAATAGAAAGTAAACCTAAGACTATGGCTACTAGAAGTACTAGAGTTGAACAACCAGTTCAGACAACTACGACGACTAAGCAGACCAAAGTAACAGCCCCCCGTAGGGGAAGTGGAAAGAGTAAATCTAAGCCTGCTGCTAAACCTGCTGAACCAACTAAACCTGCACCTAAATTTGCAGATTTAAACACAATGATTCAAGGTATTAATACTAGAGGTGCTCAAACCCCTACTAGAATAGAACCACGTACTATTGAAGGAGCTAGTACAAATACAGGAGTTCCTGATGTTATTGAATCTCCTCGTAAGAGACTTACTTTATTTGATAAATTAGATACTAATGATATTATAGGTCTTGCTGGTAATATAGGTGGTACAGTTGCTAATGCTATAAATACTCGTAAAGCACTTAATAATATGGAAGCTCCCAGTGAACCTATGTATGAAATTCCTGCTGCTATGAAAACTCATTTTAATATAAGACCTCAAATAAGTGAAATTAATGAGAATACTCGTAGAAGTATGGATGATGTTACTGCTAATACATCTAGTAGTAGAGTAGCTCTTCAAAGAAAACAAAGATTGCGTAATACTGGACAATATGCTAAAAATAATCTTTATGGTCAAAAAGAAAATATAGAAACTCAACTTATTAATCAAGATAGATTAAATAGACAAAGAGTTGGAAGTAGAAATACTGCTGCTTATAATGATTGGAGAAATCGTACTACTCAATTTAGAAACGCTATTAGAGAACAAAAAGCTAGTTCTCTTAATAATATGTTTAGTGGTATTAATGCTGGACTTCAAGATATGCTTAGTCGTATTGAAAATCGTAGAAATTATAATAATACTCTTGGTATTTATGATGCTACACATCCTAATACAGATAAGAGATTATTTAGAGATAAAGGTGTTACAATTTAATATTAATAAATATGCCTATACAAGAATTTAATCCTGTGTTTAGACCTGTTATTAATCCAATTGATTTGGATAAATTAGGACAGGCTTATGATACACTTGAACAAGGACATCTTAAAGCAATAGATACTGCCTCCGCTGTGGAGGCAGAACTTGCCAAGCTTGATTTGAATGAAGCAGAAGATGAATGGAGACAACAACAAGTGAATAAAATAAAGAGTGCAATTACTAATAATAGTACTTATGGAAATGCTTATGGAGCTTTAGACGATGTTATTCGTGAAAATGGTTCTATAATGTCTAATCCTGGTATGATTGGTAGACTTCGTGCTCAACAAGATTATAAGAAGTATATTGACAATCTTGAAAAACGTACTGATATTCCTGAAGATTATAAAGCTTATTTTAAAGAACAAAATACTTATAATTATAAAGATATAACTGATAGTAAAGGTAATATTATTGGAGGTAGTAAATGGAATCCTGCTGTACAAGAAGTTAGTACAGTTCCTATGAGCCAATTACTAGATAAAGCTCTTCAATGGGCTGCTAAAGAATCTGGTGGAGGTAGTCAAACAAGATGGCTTGATTCTCAAGGTAAAGTTACTAATGATATTACTAAATCAGTTACAGGCGAAATTTATTCGTCTGCTACTAATAAATGGGAAAGACTTAGTAAAGATAAATTAGCTGCTGCCGTTGCTGCTGTAATTGAAAATACTCCTGGAGCTAAAGCTAGTCTTGACCAAGATTATAAAATTGCTAAATGGAAATATGATAAAAGTGGTGGTAATAATCCTGATATAACTAATAAAGATGGTATTCTTTTAACCCCCGAAGAGTATCTTAATAAAAGAATAGATCCATTTTATAAAGCAGCTACTTATTATAATCAAACTTCTAGTACTACATATGGAGAGGCTTGGAAAGCTCAATTGGCATTGGCTAGACAACAAGCTGCTGCTGGTAGTGGAGGAGCTAGTAATAGAACTGGTTATTCTGACATACTTACTACTACTACAAATCCTATAAGAATTGATAATTTTGTTCCATCTACTGCACAAGCAGAAATTAGTACTAATAAACAAAATATTGCTGATTTACTTAAAGCTTCTAATCCTAATCTAGATTTTAATCTAGACGGTAAAAGTAGTAATGATATAAAACAACTTATTAAAGATAATATAAAAGACCCTATGGAACAATATAGGGCTTTAGGTAATCTTGAAATTATAGATGACGCTCAAGAATATCTTAATGGGTTAAAAGAAGGAGTTGGTACTAGAGAACAACAAGCGTTTGATACTTATAATGCTATTATTAGTATGAGTGATTTACCACCTATTGGAGAAGACCCGGGTGGAGTTCTTAAAGGAGTAAATAGAAATGCTGATATGGGATATAATATATATGCTGCTAAATATTCTAATATGGTAAATAATATATTTGGAAATGGTAAGTCTATTAGACAGTATTTTACTGATGACGATACATTTGACGAATTTATTGCTAATATTGGAGGAGAAAATAAAGTTAAAGCTTTAGGTATAAATATTGGTTCTAAAGAAGGAAAACGATATGTGGAATTACCTAGAGACCAATATAGAAGTCTTTATAGTTTTGCTAAAGCTACTAAGAACGCTATTGATAATACTCATAATTTCTTTGGTAGTACATGGCAAACTATTAAAAATAAAATATATACTAAAGCTGGTGATAATATAGTTCAAGTAGATAGTAATGGTAATGAAACTTCGTTATATAGTGCTACTAATCAAGATACAGGTTTTGGAGATAGTAGTCAAGGTAATAAAGTATTTAGACCATTATTGGACTTTGTAGATAATACTTTAAAATCAAAGAACGATGATGTATTAAAAGGAGGTAAACTTAATGTAGGTCAACAAGTTGTTACTGAACCTACACCTAATGCTGCTGAATTAGTATTTCAATTACAAACAGGTGCTATTAAATCGTCAGAATTTACTAATCAATATAAAGTAGCTAAAGACCAAGCTATGAAGGCTATACGTAATATAGACCTTACTCAAACAGGTGCTCTACGAGTTGGAGATAATAATATGTTTGAACCTATTGATAGTGAAGACCGTAAAGAACTTACTGCTATTATTAGAAGTGCTAAAGAAAATGATTTAGAAATAGTAGCTGTTCAAGATTTTAAAACAGGAGAATGGAGTCCTCAAATTACTATATTAGGAACTTATGATAATGAAGGAAAACTTAAAAGAGAACCAATTACTCTTTATGCTCCTGGAGGATTTGATAGCGCAATAGTCGAAAGTTGGAATAATGATACAACATTTAAAGCTAAGAAAGATATAAATATATATGGAGCTGCTGGACGTAATATTAATCTAACTAATGCTTCTGCTTTTGCCAATATTGATAAGATAACTATGATACCTACGGGTGAAGGATTTAATGTTTATGATAAAACTAATAATCGTTCTTTAGGTTCTGTATCTCCTCAAACAGCAGTTGATTTAAGAGATACTTATTATCAATGGAATGATATTTATAATTTATATCAAACAGGAGCTAATATTAAACCAGAAGCTATACAAGCTATTGCTGAAAAAACAGCTACTAATTTAGCAAATATTACAGGAGCTGCCGGTAATCAAAACATAATCGCTTATTATTACCAACAATTAATTAACAATATAATGGGACAATAATATGGATATACTAAAGTTTGCGCAAGAAGGAAACGTTAGAAGAAATCCTGACTATAATCCTAAGACTAAAAAGGGGGCATTACAGCCCCCTACTATAACAGATTTCAATCCCGCCACTTCTACAAGTGATGCGGGACGTTCTGTTTTAGGACGTACATTAGCAAGAGGTATATATAATCTTAATCAATATGATGTAGATAAATATACTCCTTATGATACTTATGTTAATCCTTATGATACTGAAGAAGAACTTAATAAAGAACGTGCAGAGAATCAAGGAGTACTTGAACAAACCGGTAGATTCGTTGGACAAGCGGTTGGTTCTGAAGTTGTACTTGGTACTCTTCGTGGATTTAGTGATTTAGTTGATGCAGCTGGACAACTTATAGGAGTTACTGACGATGATTATACTAATCCTGTTAGTTCTCAACTTGCAGAATGGCAAGATGCTATTCGTGAAAGACTTGAAATATATAGAGAAAACCCTAATGAAAACTTTGATTTTAGTGATAGTGGATGGTGGCTTGGTAATGCTGTAAGTATAGCTAGTACATTAAGTCTTTTAATACCTGGAACTGCTGTCGCTAAATTAGGTAAAATTGCAGGTCTTGGACGATTAGCTCGTGGTATAGGTAAAGTAGCAGGTAAACCATTTGGTAGACCAAATACTTTTGGTAAAATGGCAGAAGTTGGTAGTGATATTATGGGAACTGCCGCTGCTAGTAGAGTTGCTGAAAACTATATAGAAGCTAGAGATACTTATACACAAGTTTATGATGAAGCTAAAGAAAGATTAGCTTCTATGTCAGAATCTGATAGAGAAACTTTATATAATGCTAATCCTAAACTTCGTGGACTTAGTGATGATGAAATTGCTAAATATGTATCAGGAGAATCTGCTGATGATACTTTTAAGAACGATATGTGGCTTATGTTATTAGACGCGTTTCAGCTTAAAGGATTAAGAAATATTTGGAAAGGTGCTAGAAATATAGCTACTAATAGAACTTTAAGAGAAGCTAATGAACAAGCTGCTGCTAGATTAGTTGGTAGAGAAATACAAGCTCCTACTGGTATTAAGAAATATCTACGAGTTCCTGATAAAGAAAGTCTTCTTAATATTGTTCGTGAAGGAAGTGAAGGATTTGAAGAAGGATGGCAATATATACAACAACAAGCAGGAGTTGATAAAGGACGAGAAATGCTTAATGATGCACATGAATCTCGTACTTATACTGATTATCTTAAAGACCCTCAAATGTGGGAACAATCGTTTTGGGGATGGCTTGGAGGAGTAGCTTTTCAAGGTATAGGTAGTGCTGCTAATAAACAATACGCTAAATATATATCTAAAAATAAAGATATTCTAACAGAAAGTCGTAAAGCAGAAATAGATACTAGAGCTAGTATTATAGATAAATATATTAATGATATGGCTATATTAAATGAAGGATATAATCCTAATAGTCCTGTCATTAATGATGAAGGTAATATAGTCCAAGATGCTGACGGTAATAACGTTTATGAAGAAGTAAATGAAACAGAAAAAGAAGCATTAAAACAAAATGCTACTGAGAAACTTATTACAGATTTAACTATTAATGCTATTGATAAAGGTAATTATGATTTGCTAAAAGATTTCCTTATGTCAGAAGATATAGCTCAATATATGGACAAATCAGGAGCTATTGAGCAAGAGCAATCTAAACAATTTATGACTAATATTATTGCTAAAATGAATGAAGTATCTGAGACTTATGAAACAGAGCTTAATAAAGCAATAAATAATGATGCTAAAGATGCTAATATAGCTAGTCAAATAGCTAAAGAAAATACATATAATAAATTAGCTTCTAGAAATGAACAAAATATAATAAATAAATATACTGATGAATATAATAAATCTCTTAATGATATATCTGATGTTAATACTAAAACTAGAGTTGATGAATTAAATAGAGCTGTTCAATTAGAAGGAATTGCTCAAGAACTTAATTATCTTAATCAACAACTTAAAGTTAATGATGATAATCTTAAAGCTAAAACTATTACTAAGTTTGAGCATGACCATATTGCTCGTAAAATAAATAAGAAGAAACAAGCATTTGTTAAATCTACTAATACTACTAATGAAACTGAATTTAATGCTTTATATAATGAAAATAGAAATAATACTGCTCTTCAAGAACTTGGTAATATAGATAAAAATATAGCCACTGCTGTTATTGGTCGTAGTATGGCTGAACGAAGAAAAACTCTAATAGATAGTGATGTTGCAGAAACTAATCAACAGATTAGAGATAGAGCTAAATATATAGAAAACGAATATAGAACTGTTAAAGATGAAGCTCTTAAAGATAATATTAAAAGATTAGATAATGCTTTTGAATCAAACGATATTGATACAGTTCTTGATTATTTAGCTGGAAATAAAGATGCAGAACTAAACGATAATATTAAAAAGGAACTTGATGATATAGTTAAGAATATTAATATGTTCGATGAATCGTCAGAACCTATCACTGATGTTATAAGTAGGCACGCTAGATTAAAAGCAAGGCAAAAAGGACACCAACCTGTAGCTACTGTTAATAATAAACCAGTAGAACAAGTTCCACCTGTTGCACAAGTTAAACAAGAAGCTCCTGTTGAAGAAGAACAGAAACAAGATAAAGATGATGCAATCTCTCCATCCCCTACGGGGGAACCTCAACAAGCACCACCAGAAATTGTTAGAGATGTCGAAGAAGATAGCGCTGATAAAGAAATAGAATCTGTTCTTGCACAACAAGAAGCTATTCAAGAAAAACAATTTAATGCTGGTTCTGAAATAAATGCTTATGTACTAGATAAGTTCTTAAAGAATACTGATGAGGAATTAGTTAATATGCCTTATGATGAACAATATGCTACTATCAAAAATGAACTTATAAATGAAGGATTCGATGCTAATATAATTGATGATATTCTTCCAAAGGAACTTAGTAGTGTAAATTATATATATAAAAGTATTCAAGAAATGAATGCTGATGAACACGCTAGTAGTATAGATTTTGTTATATCAAAGATAGTTAGTGATGAACAAGCTAATAAAGCAGAATACTTTCGTAATCTGATAGATATATATAAAGCTAATAACAACATTCTATCGATGAATGGCAAAGACTATTTTAATATAATAAGTCTTATGAGATTTGCAATTAAGGAAAGTAATGCTACATTTGAGACTGTTAATAAACTATATGATGAATTAAGAACATATCTTCTATTAGGAACTGATGAGAATCTTATTAATATTTCTCCTAGAGATTTAACTTTAGACAGAGAAAAACTAATGGAACTAGTTCAAGACCAAGAGCGTGAAGACCCTGAATTAGATAATAATATAGGTATCTATACAGAGAATAAACAAGGAGAAGAAGCTTTGGCTACTTTACAAGTTGGTCAAGAATTAGAAGTTAGACACGAACCAAAAGGTATTTCATTTTGGTCAACAGTTAATTATGGAGGAGTTGATATTCCTGTAAAGATAGGATTCAATAAGAAGATGCGAAAGACTTCTGATAATGACGGATATGTATTTAGTAATGAGTTTTGGTCTTATGAAGTAAGATATACAGAAGATGGTTATAGTAGTAGTCTTGATGAATTGTTTGATAGACTGAATCCGGAGAATGGAGAGATTAGTGATGAAGCTAAACAGTTTATAGACCTTATTTATAAAGCAAGACTTAATAAACTTACTGATGAAGATATTAACAATCTATGGAATAACCCTTTATCAGATTTATTATTACCTTTACTTAAAAATAAAAATAAGAATAATGAAGTAGGTACAAAATTACTTCGTAATATAGGTAATATATATCTTTATAAAGTAAGTGACAATCTTAATGATAATTATATATCTTATGGAGAATTTATTGCTAAGCAATATAATAACTATAAGATGGTTGATAATATTGATAATAACATAGATAATATTAAAGTTACTGTTAAATATGTTAGTAGAGGAGAAGCGATATTTGATATAAATGCTGAACCTCAATCTATTGATAAGGCTATTGTAGGATTTAATTATAATGATATTCATTTAGGTATAGTAACCGCTGATGGTGAAATTAGAGATACAGTTAATGGAACTGTAAGAGTTAAAGCTGGCTTTAATAATACTAACTTATTAGTTATTGTACCTAATGGAACTAATGAACCTTTTTATGCTAAAGTGATTCCACAAGGATTTGATAGTACTACTCAATTGGGAACTGCTATTAGAAACGAAATCATCAATTCTATTAAAGAACGACAAATGAATAATATATCGTTTGAAGAACTTAGAAATAGATTGATGGATATATTCGGAGTTAAGAATTTTGTTAATGGAGTTAATTGTATAGAATATGATAATCGTATTATTATAGCTCCGGCTGGTAGTAATATTCCAATGCTTACTATATTTAAATATAAAAATAATAGTATAGAAGAAGGAACAGGCATTACGCTTAATCCAACTATGACAAATGGTGCTGGATTAGGAAGAACTGGTTGGGGAGGTTCATTAGAAACTGAATTAACAAATACTATTGATAAACTTCTTGCAGGTTCTACATATAGTATGAGTTATGATATTCCAATGAATAGAGATAAAAATCATTATGTTAAACATGAAGATAATGGTCAATTAACTATAACATTTGGAGATACTTCTGTTACTTATGAAAATTATTTAGATTATATTATTAAAAATAATACTGGTAAAATAAGATTAGGTAAAACTAAGATTGGTAATATAGAAAGTAACTTTAGACCAAATCCTAAAGATAATTCCGCTAAACAAAAGGTGCGGATAGAATACGAAGTGCTGCGCCCCGTAGAGGATGAGGAGACAGCTAGACAATCATCTATTACTGCTATTGAACAACGTGGAAATCAACAAGATGTTAATACAAAATCTTTAATAAAAGCTATTGCTCCTGATTTTGCAGATTCCGCTAGTAGAATTATTCTAGAAGAATTAATACCCACCAATGTAGATATTGTTACTGATAATAATGAAACTGATTTTGCTGTTTATAATACAGGTACAGGTAAAGTTACTTTATTAAAATCATATTTCGATTTAGCTAGAGGTAGTCAATATAAAGCTGTTAGAACTTTAGTTCATGAACAACTTCATAAACGTATATATGATAATGGTATCATGCAATCACAATCTTTTATAGATGAAATGACTACTATTCGTGATAGATTTATTGATGCTCTTAATAATCCTGATGCTTATCCTGAATTTGCCAAACATATACAAGATAATCTATACGATAAAGATAATTATATAGCTCAACTTCGTAAAGTAGTTGACCCAGCTAGTTTTCCTAATCAAGATTATAACTATATGCTTGAAGAGCTTATTGTTGAAAGTCTTACAAATAATGTTCTTAACGAAGCTCTTAATAATATTAGTAGTACAAAAGAAGTATCTGCTGATGTTAAACGACCAAATCTATGGCAAAAAGTTATAGAACTTATTAGAGAATTATTTGGATTCAATAAGATTAAAGATAATACTCTATTAGCTCAAGAACTTAGAGCGTTCGGTAAGAAGTTCAAAGATATAAAAAGTGTTGAAGAAAAACTTATTCAAGATAATGTTGATAAACAAGTAGAAGAACCTACTCAGTCAATAGAAACTATTATTAATGAACAAGATATTACAGCCGCTGAAGCATCTCAACAAGCAGATGATACTATGGGACTTGATGTAGATATTAGTGATATGTTTAGTTCAATAGATATTGCAGGTGAAGATATTATAGTTCCAAATATGGCTTCCGTTCGTGCCGGACTTTCGATGGCTGAACGCACTGAATTTGATAGTTCTTTGGCTGCTGGTGACACGCAAATTTATTGCAAATAAAAGAGTAAAGACTTAACCGAGAAAGTTCGGCAGAGAGCCTTAAAATCGTTCATCTGTCGGACGTTCTCATAAAGATAATTATATGGACGGATGTTCTATTGTATTTCATGAAGTTCCTAAAATAAATGATATAGTTAAGGAACTAGAATATAACAATACTGCTAATTGTTATAGACTTGGAACTCTATTAAAGACTGATGGATTCCTTCAGTTTTGTAGAGAAGATTCAGTTGCTAATACTGATAATCTTGAAAGTATTAATAAGAATACTCTTCGTAGACTTATTAAAGATTATCGTAATAGAAACTTCTTTAATGTTAATAATACTTCTAAAGTAAATGCTAATAGTGGAATGTATGCTTTTCGTAGTCAAGCTGCATTTGATACTGCAACACAATATTGTGCTGATATTATTAGTAATATTGATTATAGACTTAGTGCTTCTAATAATAAACCTAAAGATAATTATATTACTAGTCTTATAGCTACTACTAAAAATGCTCTTAAAAAACAACTTATAGCTAAAGCTAATCAGTATGGCAGTTTTGATATAAATAATATCGAAGCTGCCTATTATGCTATTGAAGAGAATGGAACTGACCAAGAACGTAATTTTAAAGATTTAGTCCAAAGTGCTCTTGGTGACCCAGACTTTTGGAATGATGTATTCTGTAATAGTAAAATAGCTTCTTTAGGACGTAATACTGATTTTACAGATGAAGCTTTTAAAATAAGTCTTATGTCAGATAATAATGAAGATGTTATATCTGATGTAGAACAATCCGATGAAGTAGACCTTAGTACTAAACAATGGGACTTTGGTTCTAATATTTCTAACTATACAGAACACGTAAGTAATGATGTAAGACAATACTTTAATGGCTTACAAAGACTTAATAGTACTCAGAAACATGAAAATGGAGCTTATGATGTAGACCGTAGTAATCCTCTTGGAGTTCCTACTTGTCACACATATCAAGAATGTGTTATAGAGTTATCTAATATTATAGGTAATCTTGGAGGATTTAAATCTATTAATGATTTTATTGATGCTATAGAAGCTGTGGCTAATAATAAAAGAGAATTTGCTTCTTTTATTAAATTAGCTGATGATATGAGAGCTAAACCAGATTTTGCCAATAAGATATATACTGATTTAAATAAGTTTACTATTGATAAACTTGAAATAAGTATTGATGGTTTTGGTACTATAAAATCTATTCAGAGCAATACTTCTAATAATCCTGTACGTAAACTATACTTTAATCTTAGAAATGATTTAAAAGGTAGTTCTATACAGAATGATAATATTTATATAGAAGGGTTGTTGGCTGAATTAGAAGAAAAGATTAAGAAACTAGGAGATACTGGTAAAACTTCTAAGATTAAATTAGCTAGACGTTCTAGTGCTTCTCAAAAAGCTAGTGAAGAAAATGCTATTAAATTTGATTCATTAGTTATGGAGCTTAAAGATATATATAAAACATACTTTCCTAGTATGAACGATTTAGCTATTGATAACTATATAGAACGTCACAATAGAGATTCAGAAACTCATAGAAAAGATAATCTATATAGATTATTAAGTTATGCTCAAAAAGTAAATAGTGCTGCTAAGAAAAGTCTTGCTGAAAAAGAAAGTAGAGATTTAAAATATAGAGAAGTACAAGCAGAAAATAGACGTAGATTAAATGCTTATCGTCAAGCACTTGCTGCACAAGTTCCAAATGCTAAATATATAGAACTTGAACTACCTAAATTTGATGGAGAATATCTTGTAGGTTCAGAAGAAGCATTAGGTAATATAGCATTAGCAATTGAACCTTATACTTTATCTAAAGCTGAACTTAATTCTAGAAATACTGCTGGTAATCTTAATAGTGATGTTATATATAATAACTTCATTACTAATATTGCTAAGATATGTGGAGATAGAGAAGTTCTTAATAATTGGGTTAAAGAGAAACTTCGTTCTACAGAATATGCTTATAGTAATATTCTTATTGATAATCCAGAACAAGGTATAGTAGGTTTATTCAGACAAAAACCTAATGGAGATTATGAACTTAGTCCTTATGCAGAAAAGATTATAGCTCCTTATTTACTTAATGGAGTTAGCAATCAACAATCAGGAACTAATACTGATTATACTAAAATGTCTGATGGGGACTATTATTTAGTAGGACTTTATGCTTATCATAAGAAACTTCAAACTTATAAAAAATATAATACTATAACAGCTAATGGTCAAGAGATAGAAACTGCGCCATTCTTAATGAGAATACCATCAGACGCTCCTAAGAACTTTGCAATAAGTATGCCTAAGTATCATGCTTATGATTTATGGCAATATGATACTAAAGCTATGAATGCTTACATAAAAGATAGAAAGAAAGAACTTATTAAAGTAGCTAATATAGATATTGCTAACGAACAACTTACTAAACTTAATGCGCAAGCTGCTACAGTAGAAGAAGTTATCAATCTTGTTACTAATACTCCGGAAGTTATTAAAACAAGTCCGGGTAAACTTCTTAATATAAATGCACAAGTAGGTACTGAACAAAGAATTGCTTATGTCATTAATGACTCAAAAGAAGGATGGCAATATCATTACTTTAGTGGAATATTTACTGATGACGGTAAAGGAAATTATTATTTAGCTAATACTAAATATGATGGACAAGCTGTATTTAGCGATTATGTTTCTGCTTATGCTAATGAAGTAGAATCTATTGCTAGAGAAGAATTTAAAGTTAATCATCCAGAAGCTCGTTCTATTAATAAGAAGCATCCGTTATTTAATGGATTTATGAATATTGTTAAAGGAGAAATATTCGATTATTATAAAGCTCTTTATGATGTACAACATAACGATAAAGAACATCTTGTTGAATGGTTTCATTATAATCCTAAAAAAGGAGTTTATGATGGTAATAAACTAACAGGTAATGCTTTCAAATTTACTAAACTTGATAGTAGTGTTGGTTATAATATTGGTAAAGAGCTTGAGAGATTAGTGTCCTCCACATCCTCTACGGGGGAAATTAATCTATCAGGATATTCAGAATCGTCAAATGCGTCTGCGACTATCAGTTTTAGTGAAAGAGTTGAATCAGAACTTGAACAATTAGTTACTAAGTGGATTGATACTTATCAAACTTATTTTGTTAACGAGACTCATAATAAGTTTGGTTCATTCCTTGAAGGTATTAGCGATAATGAAATTATAGAATACGGTCTTAATGCTTATATTCATTTTGCTAATTTTGACGATTTGTTTGAAGGTAATAGTAAGTATTATAAAGACCCTCAAACGTTTCTTAAACGTGCTAAAGAAAGTCAAGCTGGTGGAACAAGTTATTCTATAACTAATTATAAATCTACACAAGGAGTTGATAGTCCATTTACTCAATCAGTTAATGAGATAGCGGGTTCTCAACTTATGAATGGAGATAAAGTATTAAGTTTTCCAAATGGTAAACCTGTAACACTTAGAACTGGTTGGAATGCTGTTACTGTTAAGAATAGTATTAGACCTAGTAGTAATCGTAATATGCTTTACGATAAACTTATAGCTGCTGGAACAGATAAGGCTAAAGCGGAAGAAATTGCTGAAGGTTTTGGTTATGTTCCTGCTGACCGTGAAGGAGAAACAAGTGCTACAACTACTACTATTAATGATGCTCAATCTTATATTACAATATATGAAGCTGCTCGTCGTCTAAAGATATTAGGAGAATATCCTAAATATGCTAGACTGATTGAACAGTTAACAGATAATACTACTGATGTTAATCAAATTAATCCTAATGAATTACAAGGATTTATACAAGTAATGAAGAACTTCTATTATGACCATTATTATAATAAACGGTTTGGTAGACATCTTCCACGTCAAATTAAGAATGCGGAGTTTGTTCTTGTGCCTAAGTTCCTTGAAGGAACAAGTTTAGGAGAACTTGCTAATTTCATGATAGAAAATGATATTGACCAAGTTAACACTCAGGAAACAAGTAAAGCTGCTAATTATGACGTACTTACTTATTGGGATAATGAAGGAGTTGTAACTCCTGAAAATCTTGCTATATTTAAAGAGAAAGCTATAAAGGTTAAACAACCATTTAGTTATATGTATCTTTATAAGCAACAAGATGTTCCTCAACATATGGTTGATGCTCAGAATAAAGCAGGTATTCAAGTGATGAAAAAAATACTTGATAATAGTCAAGCTGCTGTTGCTAGTCATAAGAATAACTTTATTAGAGCTTATGTTGCTAATATTCGTGAAGACTTTAATAGTCTTATGGATAAGTATGGTATTAAGTTTGATAAAAACTATCGTATTATAGGAAACAATAACGGTAAAGTTGATTACAATCGTATATATAAACTAGCATTAATAGAAGCTGCTCGTCTTGGACTTGATAGTAATACTATTGAATATCTTACTGTTAAGAATGAAGATGCAGGACCTGTTATGCCTAGTTATATGAATATAGTTGCAAGTAAGATTGAAAGTATTGCTCAAAGTCAATTTAATAAGTTTATTACAAGACAAAAACTTCCTGGATGGCATGGAGCACAGATAACTAGTGTTGGACTTGATGGACTTATTAAAAAGAGTAAACAACTTAAAGCTGGTGAAACTATTGAAACTGATACCGGAGAACGAGTAGAACTTGCTTATCATAAAGATGGTTCAGAAGTAGAAATACTTCTACCTAAATGGGCAAAAGCTATGTTCAATCAATATGATGAAAATGGCAATCTTGTTAAAGAGATTCGTATTGAAGATATTGATGAAGAAGTTCTTAAATGTATTGGTTATCGTATTCCAACAGAGGGTAAACAGTCTATGGCTGTTATGAAAGTTGTAGGTTTTCTACCTGAATGGATGGGAAGTACTATTGTAGTTCCAGATGAATGGGTAACACAGACTGGTTCTGACTTTGACGTTGACTCTATTTATGGTATTGCCTATGAGACTTATCTTGGTAAAGATGGTCGTATTCATAAAGTAGAATTTAGCGATAGTACTGCTGAAGCTGCTACTTATGGAAGATATGTATCTCATGTTCTTAGAAATTCTGATAAAGAACGTATAACACGAGATATGCTTCAAGTAGATAGAGATACTAAACAATCTATTAAAGATAAATATTTTGAAGTTATTCGTAAGAGTAATAAAGATTTAGAAGATTATCTTGAAAAGAGAGTAAAAGAACTTCTTGATGAGGGTGATACTTATCATGAATTGCCTGATGAATTTAAACCTATTGTTGATGGTTTTCTTCGTAATAAAGAATTGAAGTTTGCTGATAGAGTTAGTGGACTCCTTTCTATTATGCCTACTTATAGTAGACTATATGGAGATAATCCAGCATTTATACAGTTCTATGATAAGTATAGTAGAATAGCTGACGTTATTGCTGAACAAAGAGATATGTTCAGACGTATTAATGATAATGCTAATAGTCTTACAATAGATGATATTAAAGAATTATCAAGAAATAAATTCGGAGATATTATTAATGAACGTGCTGTTGCTTTTGGATTACCTACTTATGAGGAATTTAAACAGCTTCCTATTGAAGACCAAAATAACCGTTGCGCTCGAAACAATCGTATTGTTGATAGTATGATTGCTATCATGAATGATAAATCAAGTCTCGAAGAGAATCTTGCTCGTAGTAACTTTGATGATATTACTGCTGCAAATAAAGCTCTTGATAAACTTGATGCTGTTGGTGCTAAACAAAGAAACGTTTATAATCTTTTTGACCAGATTCAATTCCATAGAAATGCTATGGGAGGTGCTACATTGAAAGCATTTAGTGTTGCTCGCGATACAGGTAACTCTGTATTCAATGTTGCTAAAGCTGAACTTAGTGTTCCTATTAGAGTAAGATATGGTAATAGAGTTAATCTTGATATTGCTGCTCAGGCATTTCCTGTCAAAGATGGCATAGTCTATCATAACCGAATAGGAAATAGTAAAAACAATAAGAATGTAGTAGGTGACTACATTACAGTTGCAAGTTCTCATACTACCGCTCATATTCTTGATGCTATTAAAGAAGGAGCTATTAAAAATGAGAATGAATATACATTTGCTGCATTTAAAACTCTATTTGATATTGGTTGTGACGCTTATACAGCTATGGCTTGGCTTCGTCAACCAGGAGTTAGTAGAATAGTTGAAGCTTATTATGAATCTCAATCTGTATTTGTTCGTGGTAATTATAATCCTATTCATACAGCAATTAAACGTATAGCTCATGATTTAGGAGTTAAAGTACGCAATGAAGTAGTTACTGATAACAATAATATTACAGAAGTTATGACTGCTCTTCAACAACAATATGGAGAAGAGTTTGCTAAGATGTATCCTAATAGTACTATTAGTTTTGATAATAAAGATAATGCTTCTGTATTTACAATAGATGTTCCAACTATTGAAGAACGATTTGCAGCACAAAATAGTGGTGTATATGATGAAACGAGTATGTTGATAGATTTAGCTGCCATACTTAACTTTAATTATATTAATGATTATAGTCGTATTATAGCTAATCATGTTAAAGTACTTAATCCTGATAAATTTGGAGCTAAACAAACTATATATAGCGCACGTAAAGTAATTGATGATATAGGAACTATTATTAATAGTGACGATGCTAATAGAATTAATGTAAATGGAGAACCGTTATTGGAAGCTATTTATCCTGGTATTACCAAAGCTACTGAAACAGGAGTATTTATGCCAGAATTATATTTAGCAGAAACTGATAAACCTAGTGCTTATCCTGCATTAGATGCATTTATGAGATATAGTACAGTTCCTAGTATTCTTATTAATAAAGGTCTATTTGAAACTGAATCTCATAGTTTTGTTAACGCTATTAATAGTATTCAGAATTATATTAGTGGAAGCGTTAATGAGAAACTTTATAATGATTTTAAGAAGTATGTTCTTGAATATATGTATAAGAACAATTCTGCTATTATATCACAACCTATTGAACTTGAAAAAAATGGCAATATTACAGTAGATATATTTACTGCAAGTAAAGTAGAATCAGAGGGACGTTCCCCCGTAGAGGATGAGACAAGGAGAATCTATGGATTTGGTTATGATATTAACTATAATATTAATATAGATAATGTTGCGAATCCTACACAAGAAGAAGTTAATGCTTTTGCTAAACTCACTCCGGCTCAAAAAGTACACTTCGTACAAAGCCATTTACTTGGCTCACAGCGAACTATCTTTTCTGAACTGAACGTAAACTTGTTTAACGGATTTGAGTTCCGTACACGTGGAATAAGTAGTCAAATCATTCGTTTTAACGACCAACAACAGGACATGGAGAGTATATACAAAATGTTCGATGCAGCGTTCAATAATACTAATCCTATTATTAGACTAACTGCTATTGACATTATTAAATATGCTTTTGTTGTAGAAGGCTATCAGTTCCGTAGAGGAAATGTTAGTAAAGTTATTAAGAATAGTGCTTTATATACTTCTCGTGAAGATGGAGGTACTGGAATTATTGATAGTATAAAATTCGGTGTTAGTTCTGTGAACGATAAAGAACTTGCTGCTAATAATATATATGAAGATTATATTCGTAGTCATTCTAATATACCACAAATTCCTACTTATAGAATAAGATATAATAATAACAAAGCTAGCCTTACATATCTTCCTAATAGTCAGAAGATGTATTATTTTAATCTTGGTACTGTTAAAGATACAGAACTTGCTAAAGAGATAGGAATAGTTAAAGATATTACTGATAAACGTGGTGCGACTAAAACAGTTCTTTCTACTAATTATATTAATATAGTTAATAGAAAAGTTTCTACTCTATATAGAGTTAATTTATATGGAGAAGGTAATAATAAACAAGTATATCTTATTCCATTAAACAATCTTGAAGAGAATGAACATGGAGAATTTAGTTCTAATCCTATAAATAATAAATATCTTTCTAGTAGATATTATGAAGATATAATTAATCTTAGTCAAGAACAACAAGCTCCATTCTCCCGTCTTGCAGAAGAAAAGAATGAACTATTTACTAAAGAAGGAATAGAACCTTATAGATATAAAAAACCTACTATTGATAAAGAAATAATAGTTCCTACTGATAAAAACTTTATTGCTACTATTGCTGAACAAGATGCTTCAGTTAGAAACTTTATTCGTAGTATAAACGATAAGTTTGCTAATCCTGGAACTAAAGTTTATTGGATTTGGAATGGAAGTCAAACTCTTAGACAAGCATTTGGTACTAAGAATATAGGAGCTGTTCAAACTATAATGGATAATGATGGTAATCTTAGAGATTATATTATAACTCGCAAACAAGTTAAGCTTAATAAGAAAATATCTGACGATGCACAACTTGAAGGATTAACTAATGCTAAACGTAATGGAGTACAATCTACTGATAATATTTATACTGTTGTTCCTTATAGCAAAAGTGAAACGATTGAAGTAGAAAAAGATATAGAAGATGTAGAACACGCAAGTTCTATTGATATGGATATTGAAACTACTAATATATCTAAGCTTGGTAATTTGGCTCAACAATTTGTATTAGACCTTAAAACTAGAGCTAGAATTAATTCTGACGAAAGTGCTTCTATTGCATATCAAGATATTCTTAATTATGGAGTAGAAGAACAACGTATTGCTAGTATTGAAGAACGTAAACAAGATACTATTAAACGTTCAGCAGAATTTTATATAACTAAAGCTCATGAACTTGAACGTAAACTTAATAACTTTATAGTTGACGAAGAAGGTACAGTACATGATATAGTTTCAGATTATACCATTAATGCTATTACTAACAATGAAGGATTACGTAATGAATATATAAGTCTGATATTACAAGCTAGTACATTTGGTAATTCATTCCCGTTAATAAATGAAATAGCTACTGATAATGTAGACGATGCTACAAGACGTAATATTAAAGGTATTCAAGAAACTATTAACAATATTAAGAACAATCCTAAATTAAAACAAGGATTTGAAATTGTTGCAGAAAATATATTCAAACCTCTTAGTACTAATCCTAACTTTGATAAAGGACTTTCTGATATAACTAATTATATACTTAAAGATGCTAGTGTTCTTGATTGGTTATTTCAAGATGCACAAGAACTTAGTTATCCTATTGTACAAATCATTCTTCGTGAAGCTAAAGCTAAACTTGATAAACTTAAATTTGAAGGAGATGATTATGTAAAAAACTATAAGAAACAATTAGCTAGTATTAAATCAGAAGCTGCTAAAGCCGGTAAAACAATTAATTGGAATAATGTTGTTAATCCTGTAACTGGTAAATTTGTTTCTAATCATACTAATAAATTTACACAAGATAAAAATGATTTAAATACTAGAGTAAAAGAAGCTAAAGATAATTATGGAGAATTTAGTAAAGAATATCTAAGAGCTAAACATGAACGCGACTTATGGTATCTTGCTAATACTGAACAAAGATATGTTTCAGAATATTATCAAAGAGTAACTGATAATGAAGCTTCTATGCTTACTGATTATAATATTGATTATTATATTAAGTATCTTAAACTAAATGATGAAAGGAATAAGTTACTAAGAATATTCAAAGGTAATCGTACAGAAGAAGACAATGCCGCTATTAAGCGTTTAAATTCTGAAATTAGAGAGATGCAAGAAACTACTGATTTCAATACAGGAGAATGGAAACCTCAAGACGCTTATAATAGAGCTTCTAATCTTCGTAAATATGTGGACGAAGTTATTAGAATTAAAAAAGCATTCTTTGAACGTAAAACTAGAGAAGGTTTTGAAGAAGATTTAAAACATTATCTTGGTATTATTAATAAGTATAAACACTTTGATAGTGCTGGACGACAAATAGAAAATGAAGATGCACTATTACAAGTAGATGAATATGCTACTGCTGTTGAATGGTTGAACGAAAATACTTATTATAGAATTAATGAGAAACTTCAAGCAGAAATTAATGAAGCTTTTGCAGCTCTTAATGGAAATAAAGAAGAAAAGAATCCTCAATTCAAGAGTATAGTTCAACATACAGAAAATGCTTATGATAATTATGGAGTTATTGATGGTCGTCAATTTAATGATAATCAAGTAAAAGCTATTAAAGAAGAGCAAGAAGCTCAATATGCTAATCGTGCTAATGATGGAACATCGGCAGAAGTTAAACTTCTTCGTAATAAAGCTCCTATAACTGAAATATATAGTAAGAAGTTCTATGAAGGATTCGTTAATAGTAAAGAACAAACTCCGGCTGTTACTAAAGCTTTTAATGAAACAGTTAAAGCTATTAATGATATTCTTAAAGATGCTCTTAATCCAAATACAAGTAAGATTAAATTATCTGATTTAACTATAGAACAAGTTAGAGAACTTAGTGGACTTTATGATAGACTGGACGAAATTAAACATTTACGTCATAAAGACGAGAAAGTTAAGAAGTTCTTAAAAGAAGAAGTTTCATTCCATACTGATAAAGTTACTTATGCATTAGATGAAGACGCTGCTAAACAAAAAGGTAAAGAGTTCTTTGCTGCATGGAGAACAGTAGCTAATGCTAAGAATTATGATGAGAATGGAATCTTTATAGGATATACTAACGAACCTAATAATGATATATTTGGTTATGTTACTCCTAAACTTGACGATAACGGTAATGTTATTAATAAAGATTATGTTGACGAAAAACGTTCCAAAGCTCTTAAGTTTTTAAATGAGAATATAGAATTTGTTCCTACAAGTTACTATTGGCAAGAACGTGAACAAGCTATTAGAGACGGTAAACTTAAGGAATTTGAAGATAAAAATCATATCTTTAATCCTTTGAGTAGTAAAATGGAACCAATTCGTATTTGGACTACAATAAGAGTTAAAGATGAATCTGCTAATACTAGAAACTATGTAGCTTCATATAACAATACAAGAAGTAAACCACTTTCTGAAACAGTTAATGCTAATTATAATAGATATACTGATAATTATAATGGTAGTGCTAAGTATTATAGAACTGATAATTCTAATGAATATGAAAGACGAATAAGAAAGTTAATGCAAGATACTCTTTATGATTTAACTAAAGAGAATAATACTGCTATGTCTTTCGTTGCTAAAGGGCTGTTCCCCCGTAGGAGAAGGACAGAATCAACGCTACCTAATACTGTTAAAGCCGCATTTAATGCTATTGGATTTGGACAAAGTTTAGACCCAGATAGACATATTAGCGATAATATTGGTTATGAATATGACCGAGAAACTAATATACAGTTATTAGCTTCGTTGAAGGACAAGACTTATAGAAAGATAGAACCTATACCGGAACAAGGTCTTACTGAATCTGATGAAGATTATAAAGCTAGAGTTGATGATATTAAGAAACATAATGAAGAATCTGCTGAGTATAATAGACAGCTTGATGTTAAACTGATGGATAAAGATTATGAATCAGTATTTGAAGAGTTTATTAAAGGTGCTATTCAAGCTAATGCTAAAACGCAAACTAAATTAGACCTTTATTATCTTCTTGAATATATGAGAAGTCAAGCGCAAGCTTATCGTCTTACAGGATTTAATAATCTAGCAGTTGATAGAAGAAATTCTACAGAAGATAGAAAAGTTTATAAGACTCAAGCTCCTAAAAGAGTTATTGATTTAATTGAAACTTGGTCTAAACGTTTCTTATTTGATGAATATAAAGGTAAGAATACATGGGATAAATTTGCTGCTGTTGGACAAAATATTGCTAGTGCTAAATATATGATGTTTAATATTACAGGAGGTATTGGTAATATATTAACTGGTTCTACTAATATATTTATGGAACGTTATGCAGGAGAATACTTTAATCATAAAGATTGGGAAAATGCTAAATTTGGATATTATATTAAAGCTGTTCCATATTTCCTTGCTAATATGAATAAAGATACTAGTGATAATCTTACTGATGCGATAATTAAACTCATGGGAGTTGTGGACTATAATGGTATTCGTGAAACATCTAAATCTATTGATAGTATTGAGATAATTAATAAGATGAGAGATTTTGCTTATAGTCCACAAAGTGCTGGTGAACATTTTATGCAGAATACTGCTATGCTTTCTATGATGCTTAGTAATAGAGTTTATAAGAATCAGAAAGGCGAAGTTGTTATAGGAGATTTCCATAATTATAATCGTATGCTTGAAGAAGTTGCACTTCGTAAAGTTATCGAAGGTAATACTGAACTTGAAGAACTTTATGCTAAATTCATTAATCGTATTAAAGAAGATAAGAATAGACTTAAAGATTATCTTTGGTTTAAGAAAGATGTAAATACAGAGTTCTTACGTAGTCTTAGTGATAAAACTTATGGATTAAGATATGCAGAAGTAAGAAATGAACTTACTAAAGAAGCTAAGAAACAGTTTGAATCTGAACCTAGACTGATAGACCAATTTGAACTTCAAGATGGATATGCTAAACTTAAAGATGATAGTTTAGTAGATTTAGGTAAACTTGCTAAATTTAAAGGTAAAGTTGTATCAGTTAATAAAAAGATTCATGGTGTATATGATAGGTTAGGTGGTGCTCGTATAGAATCTACTTGGGTATTTGGTAGTCTACTTATGCAATATCATAAACATATTTATACAGGAGCTCTTAAACATTTCCGTGTAAATGGTTATTATAACGAAAGTAGAGAAAGTATTGAACGTGGATTTTATGTTAGTCTTTGGGATTTTGCAACAACAGAATTTAGAGGACTTACACAAAGAGCAAAAGCTAAAGCTAACGATGACGGTACTAATCTATTTATTGCTGGTGTACAACAAGTTTGTAGAGCGTTTATTGATACTTTCTTAAACTATAAATTTAATTATGCTACAATGTCAAATGCTGAACGGGCTAATGTTCGTAGAGCTTTAGGAGAACTTACCGGTATTGCTTATGGTCTACTCGGTGGTATTGCTGCTAGCTGTGCATTACTTGCCGCTGACGATGACGATGAAACAGCTAAGATTATAGCTAATCTTGCTCTTTATCAAGCAGACCGTTTATCTTCTGAAACTATTATGTATAACATTAGTGCTGTATCTGAATTTGATAAACTTTGGTCAAGTCCTGTTGCTTTAGGTCAATCATTCAAAGATGTATCTTCTGCATTTGGATTTATTGCTAAGTATCTAATTGAAGGAGATGAATTTAATCCTAATTATACTACCGGTCTATATAAAGGTGAGAATAAACTTGCCGTTTATGTTAAGAGACAAATTCCTATTTATCGTGGAATCAATCGTATAATGCGATTAAAGCAAAACAATAAGTATTATAAACTGACTGAAAATATGCTTGGTATTATTCCTACTCAATCTATTGCTGAATGGATTGTTAATGGGAAGTAATTATAAGGTCTATGATTGGACGATAAGTCTAGTCATAGATTTTTATAGTATATATAAGATAATTACTGCTATACTCTAACTTATTGATTATCAGATAGTTACAAAAGCATAATTTTCGGAAATTTCCGTAGACTTTGAGCTAAAATAGCTCCATATATCCGAACTTATCCGTATATTTGTTCAAGTAATAACTAATAACTATATAAATATATGCCGGAGTTTATATTAAAACCAGCTAAAGAATCTGCAAAGAAAGATACTAAGCGAGAAGAAAAAGAACGAAGTAAAGTTACTATTAGTAGTTTTCCTGTACCTACAATTAACGCTAATGTGGTAGATATTGATGTACTTAATAATACAGTAGATGTTCATACTAATATTAGCGATAGAAGATTCTATTGTAGAGATTATAATTATTTTAAAGTTAAAGGAGCATATTATACTAGATATACTCATTGTTTGATTGATTATATAATGGAACATATTGAATTTAATAGTAATATAGTTAGATTTACTATTGGAGATGCTGCTAGAGATTTATGTTGTAATAAAGATACAATAGTAGAAGCTTTAAAGCAACTTACTTATAAAGAAAATGGAAATGAGCCACTATTAGATATAACAGATGTTCAATCAACTTATATTATAAATCATAATAGACTATTTAAAGGAAATATGATTAAAT